TGAAGCAGGAGTTCTCAGAGGCATACTTCATCAAGACGTGCGCGGAAATTGTTCAGCATCACCAACGACCTCTTTCGTAGTCAGAAAATTTCCACTGCCGACCGGTCACGTGGTCGTTCACGACGTCGTCACGGACACGGATCGTCCGGATCTTGTCGCCGCGCATACCGCTCCCGACTTGTTGGCGGCGCTCATAGGCGCGCTTGCCGTCGAGCGCGAGCTGCGTGACTTCCCAGATCCGCGCGCGCAGCACTGCGACCGCCGTGGCCTTGTTGTCGTGCTGCGATCGTTCGGTCTCGCAGCGGACGCTGATCCCCGTCGGCTTGTGCGTGAGTTGCACGGCGCTGTCCGTTTTCGCGACGTTCTGCCCGCCGTTGCCGCTCGCGCGACAGAACTTGAAGTCGAGATCACGCTCGTGGAGCACAACTTCGACGGCGGTGGGCTCGGCGAGCACCGCGACCGTGATCGTCGACGTCTGGACGCGACCGCGCTTCTCGGTGGGCGGAATCCGCTGCCACCGATGGCCGCCGGCTTCGTCCTTGAACGTCTCGGCAGCGTGCTTCCCGAGCACGCGAAGGATCGTGAGACCCGCGCGCTCTTCTACGAGTTCGACGTCAAAGACATCTCCGACCGGCGAGCCGGAGATAGATCTTGGTCTGCTCCACGACCAGGAGCTTGGCATCTGCGCCACCCTCGGCGGCGCGGATCTCGATGATCACCGCGTTGCGCATCGCAGGACGGTAGCACATTCAAGAGATCGGCCTGGATCTTTAAGGTCCGACCGACAGATTCAAATTTTCGTTCAAGCGGCGATCTGCAACCACTTGTTACTCTGCCAGAAGTCCTCGACGCTGCGCGCACTCGCCCATGTCGGGCACAGTGACGGGCGCGTGATCCACTCGGGCAAGTAGAACGGCACGTTGCCGGGACCGAACCTGTAGCCGTTCGAATCTGATGAACGGATCACGAGCAGCTCGGTGCGCTTGCCGGTGAACGAACGGCCGAGCCGCGCGAGCACGTTGCGCACGGCAATGTCTTGGATGTGCGTCGAGTACGCTTCCTGCGCGGCGTAGTCGCAGCCCGAGTGCACATTGGTCGGTGCGTTGTCCATGCACTCGGTGAACTCACAGATGAAGTCGATCGCGTCGGGGCGGTCCTTGAGGTGCACGTAGTAGCTCTCCTCGTAGAACTGCTTGCACGCGCGCACGAACGGGAACACGACGTCGGCCGCGGGACCACTGACCGCGTTGCCGGTGACGACCCACGCGAGGCGCCAGTTGCCGGCGCCGTACTGCTGATCAAACTGCGCGTGCTTGAGATCGCGACGTCGACCGAAGTAGCCCGGCCGCATGACGTTACGCCAGTCGCGATGCTGGCGTACGCCACTCGTCACACCCGGGAAGCCGCCGGCTTCGTCTTCGAGTTGCACCATACCCTTGAGCCAGTCGATCTCGTCTTCGTTCATGTGAACCCGTAGGGGGCCGTACTCTCCGACCTGTCACGAACTGTTCCGGGCGTCGACCAATCAACCTGTTTTGCAAATCGGACTGCGCCAACACGGCGTCGACTCCGTGGGCTGTGTCCGCTTGCTGTATCCCGAGGCTCGTTCGTTCTCCTTGGTCGGGAACGTACGTAGCCGGTTCGGGCCGAACTTGTCAAGAGCGACTTGCGCCCGGGATTAGTTCTTGTCGCGGGGCGCGTCGGTGACAATCTCGTGGCCGAGCTTGAAGTGTCCAGCCTGCATCGCAGCCACGGCTGCATCGCGACGGTTGGCGTCGAGGTCCGTGTCGGAAAACGCATCGACAGCGCACTCCAAGAGGTCGTTCATGGTCATGCCGATGTCGAGCGCATTGCTCTCGATCGCGCGCACGATCGACTTGGCGCGCTCGTACGCGTGGCTTGCAGCCTGTGCGTCGGACGTGTCGTGAAACTTCACGCCCGCGGACAAGCCTGGCTGTGGATCGTGACCGGCCCAACAGCCGATGACTTCGCAGATCGCGTTCGCGGCGCAACGCGAGAGGTGCGCACGCGATTGGGCCTGCGTGCCCATGCGCACAGGGCGCGACCCGCCGGGTGGTGTCGTGATGAGCGCGTTGAGCAGGCCGCCCGTGTTCGCCGCGAGACATTGCTCGGCGGCGTCAAGCACCTCGATGGTGCAGCGGTGCGGTTGTGGCGTCAGGCGCACGATGATCGCGCGCAGGTACCGCACGAAGTGCGGGAAGCCCCAGACCCCTAGCTCTCGTTCCTTCCGCATGTAGCTCTCCAGATCGCGCACGAGGTCGCCCGTGCGCGGCCACCCTAACACGCCCATCAGTGGACGAGCTTCGTGATTGCGGCGGGCGCGACAGCGATCAACGCCGACAAGATGCACGAGAACAGCAGCATCTCGCCGATGCGGGTGATCTTCGCGTTGGACGAAGGCAAGAGGTACATGAACAGACCAGCAATGAAAGCGACGAGGAAGATGAAGGCCATGCGTCGAGCTTAGATCGGGAACCCGGCCTGGCGCAGCAGGCCTGTAACTACTGCAACCTTGTCGCGGCTGTACACGGGCAACTCGGACGCTTCGCCGGTCTTCTCGGCGTTCGACATGATGAAGTTGGTGAGCTGGCGTAGGGTTTTCGACAGCTGTGGATTGGTTGGCACGAGGTCGCGGCCAGCGTGCGCTTCCTGCAGCGTGAACGCGTACAGCTCGGCCCAGTTCTCCGGCCCGCGACCGTTCACGCGCATGAACGCGTTGAGCGCGCTCGACGGCATCGCGTACGCGCCGTGGTAGAGCTTCACGAGCTTCCAGAAGTCACGGCCGTGCCACGCGACACCGACCTTGCCGAGATCCTTCTTGGCCTGGTACGCGAACAGCTTGGCCGCCTTCACGCCGTAGCGCAGCGCGAGATCAGTGTCGGTCGTGAGCCGCATGAACTCGTCCTGCGTGAGCCCGAGCATCTCGACTTCGGCCGGATGCACCTGGAACAGCCCGCGCTCACCGAGGCTCGTAGTGACGTCGGGCCGCCCGCCGGATTCGGTGTCGATCCATGCAAGCAGTGCGTCGACAGGAACCCACGTCGCGACGCGTTCGAGCTTCTTGCGCCAGCGTTCTGTAGTTCGTCCACCTTTGGGCCAGGTCGGCATCGGACGATTCTACGATCGCTCGCGCGATCGGACTAGAACTTGTGCAGGATGCCGAACTGCTTGGCCTCGGCACGTGTCGGGCGCTTTACCACCCAGCGACCCGACTGCGGGTGTCGTTTGGCAGCTTCATTGCGGATCGCGAGTGCTTCACGCAGCCGCGTTGTGCAGCGTTGGAGCTGCTTCTTGCGGCCCTTCAGCGTGAAGATGCACCAGAGCTTCTTGCGCGCGTACAGATCGATCTTCTTCCGTTGCCGCTTCGCCATGCGCCCATCCTAGCTGATCGCTCGCGCGATCGTCACTTGTACTCGACCTCGTACCGGCGGGGCTGCTTCTCCAGCAGGTACTGCGACGCGCGTTGCACCTCGGCCCATTCACCGATCAGCAGCGTGCTCTTGCCGCCGTACGACGCGTTGATGACTTCGCGCTTGGCGATACCGCGCAGCTCGCGATCGCTCGCGAGAGCTTCAGCCAAGGCGCGGAGCGCCGGTTGGCCGTTGGGTGTGTCGAAGTCGGCGGGCGAGAGCCCTTGGCAGTGCGCGCTCGCGATCACGATCAACGCGAGTTGGATATCGACGCGACCCTCGTCGAGACAGTCGCGGGCGGCGGCGTTATTCAACTGATGCTGCCATCGATGCACCGCGCGATTGATGGCATCGGCGACACGCCATCCGACACCAGACGCGTTGACGTCTTGGTGGCGGCGGCTTTGCGGGATGCCGCGCGTCAAGGCGTTTGTCGCTCCGGCATTTGTAGCACACGATCGATCACGCGTTGCCACGTCGACGACGGTTCCTTCGTCGTGCGAATGCGTGTCGGCGTCGGCAGGTGCATGAACTTGCCGGGCGCGATCTCGACCTCGGACACGTAGCTGTCGACGACGATCCAGCCGGGCTTGAGGCCGGTCGTCTCGGTGTCGATCGCCGTCTTCGCGGGCAACGCGCTCGCGATGATCACCAGTGCGTCGGCACCGCGCTCACGTGCAACATCGATCGGTTCGAGGCCTTGGCGAATCAACTGGCACACGAGCATGTCGAGCTGATCGCGCATCGACAGGCCCTTGTGCGGGATGTGGCGCATCGCGCGGCGAACGCGTCGCGCTGCCGTCGTGACGGTCCTGTCCGAGTAGCGGCGCACTTCTCTCACGTGCGCACCTGTCGCGCGAAGTGTTCAGCGTGACGGTGGGCGGCGTTGACGACGTGCTTCCACTCGTCAGGGAGCCGCACGAGGCTGATCACGGTGGTGAGCCGCTTCGGGAAGATCGTGGACGCGACCGCTTCGAGCGCGTCACGACCCTCGGGACGATCGAGATCGCTCGGCGCCAAGCCCTGCTTCGCGAGCTGGAATGCGAGCTGGTACACCCCCGACTGCAGAACGGTGCTGGGTACGACGCGTCCCGCCTTGTTGAGCATGATCGATTCGTTTTGCAGGTGCCCCGTGGCCACACGGAACATCTGCATCGCGATGCGGTCTGTCAGGTTCGGCGGCATCACGCTTTGCACTTCCGACAACGGCGCCGCGTCGCGTTCGTGTAGCCCATGAGGTCGCGCTTCGCGATCGCGATGTGCCCGCACTCGTAGGTCTCGAAGGGCACGTCGCCTTTGTACTCGACGGAAATGACCTTACGCAGCGGCCCGCTCTTGGAGCCGTTGCTACGTGGTCGCGGCCCACCACCACGTCGGAGCGTGTTCGAGAGCGTGCCCATCACTCGTCGACGAGCTTGAGCCGACAGCCGTAGATGCACTCCAGCTTCTCGCTCAGGTACTCGACGTGGTGCGGCTTGAACGGTAGATGCACGTCGCCGTGGACGTTCGCATGCACCCACGGTAGGCCCTGCGCCTCGGCGGTCTCGCAGAGCTTGATGAACTCGTTCATCAGCCCCGTGAACTCGATGAAGGCATGGCAGCCGGCGCTTGCGGCGGCGCTGTAGAACAGGTTCGACGCCGCCCGCATCTTGGCGAGGATCGCTTTGCGTTCTTCGGTCGTGTACATGGACTCGCTCACGTTGGCACCTCACCGGTAGAGACGTGCGTCGCGGGCAGTTCATGCACATCGGCGAGCATCGCGCGCAGGAACGTGCCGAGGAACTTGTAGCGCTCGCGCTCGGACGCAGCGGCGAACGCCTCGCGGATCTCGCGATCGACGAGCAGGTTCGGACGGCAGCACGAGAAGTCGGGCGTGCACTCGTCCATGTCCTGCGTGCGTACGACGGTGACACCATCATCGTCGACGATCTCCAGCTTGAACTGGCGGTGCACGGAATCGCCGTTGACCCAGCGCGTGGTCTGCTCCTCGCTCGTGATCCACTCGCCTTTGGTGGTCGGGATCGTCATACGTCACCTTCCTCGGCGAGCTTGAACAACGTGAGCCGCGCCGTCTCGCACTCGGTCTGCGCCGTCAGCTTGTCGGCTTCGAGGCGCTCGACTTCGCGCTTCGCCCGTTCGAGGGCAACGTCAACCTCGCGACAGCGCCGCAGCGACCGCGCGTGTGTCAGGCCGGCAAGCTCCAACGGCGAGAACGCGGGCGCTGCGTCAGCTACGGGCAACGCGATCTCGGCCTTCGCCTGTTCGATCGGCGTCGGCTTCTTGGCACCGTTGACTTGAATGTCGTGCATCGTCTTCTTGAGTGCGTCGTTCGCGAACGGCGTGTTGAGTGCCTGTTTCCACGTGCCCTCTTTGAAGTTGATCTTCACCATGCTGGGATCGAGCACGGTAATCGCCGTGTCGTTGCGCATGACCACGTAGTAGTTCGAGCCTGTGCGCATCACGATCTCGAACAGCTGCGTGACTTCCTCAGGCGCCCGCGGATCGCGGACTGTCTGAGTACTCTCGGGATGCTGCAACTTCTCGTCGAGCATGTTCCCGAGGTCTTGATCGTCGCGGTGTCGAAATTCTTCGTCAACCCGTTCGCGATACCGTTCTACAGCGTGAACACTGATGGTGTACTTCCGCCGGTAGGTGCTGCCTTGACCGCGATCATTGCGAGAAATAGGACGGGATGTAAACGCCATGGACAAAGCTCCTGGTTATGAAACACGTCGTGCGACGCAAGGTGGATTAGCAATGGTCCAGTACGGTGGACACTTCTTGGCCTGATTCGGTGGTGCGTAACGAGGCTGTCGCTTCGGATCGTAGTACTCGTATCCGCTCGACGTCGAGCGACGCTTCACGCCACACCGCACGCAGACGCCGTGGCAGCCACGGCGGCGCTTGTACGCGTGCCGGACATAGAGCCCGCGCGCCATGAACGTCTTGTCATCCCAGCTCATTGTGTTCTCCGACGGCCCCAGCCCTCGACGAATACGTAGAGCGGCGGCGCGTGCCTGGGGTAGACGTCTTCGTGGGCGTAGCTGAGATCGAACCGCACCTCAAAGTTCTGACGTTCGGGGACCGGCACGAGCACGGTCTGCCGTCGGCGTAGCAGTTCGAGCCCGATTGTCATCGCCTCGGGGCGGCCACCGACGACCATCGTCAGCCACGTCTTCGCGAAGAACTCGTCGGCGCGTGGCCACGGTGCCGTCGTGATCCACCACGACGTGAGGAGCGTCGGCGTGTCGTCGATCGTCAGCTGTCCCGACGCCTGCAGGTTGGTCTGTCGTGCGTTGCCGATGTTCGAGTTGCCGAACAGACGCGTCGAGTTGAGCATGTCCAGACTCAGATCCAGCGAATCGTAATACTGGCGGATGCGCATCGACGCCTCGATACCCTTCCCGCGTTGCATCTCGTCCGGCGTCGGCTTGAACCAAACGTCGAGGAACCGCGGCGGAACCTGGAACGGCGACGTCTCGGGGCGCCACAGCGCTTGCTGGACGTCGGTCGCCGGATCCCATGTCTCACCGAGGGTGTGCATCACCAGAAAGTCGCGCACAGCGTCGAGCCGCTGCGACGGTGAACGCTCCGCTTCCATGATCGCGACGATCGCTTCAGCGAGCCCCTCGTCACCGTTGCGTAGTCGTGCGAGTAAGCCAGTCGCTGGAAGGCGCGCGACCGTCGCGGCCAGCTCCAACCAGGTGGCTGCTTCTTCGAGGTCGAGTCTGCTCACGAGGGCCAGGTCGGTGTGCGCGGCCAGTGGCGCGGCTTGCGGTATGGTTTGGTGTCGGGGCGGCGTGGCTTGACCTTGTAGTAGACCTCGTCGGCGAACTCGAAGATCGCGTTGCCGATGTCGCGCGCTGTCCGCTCGCTGAGGAACACGCCGATACGTACCGTGCCGCCGTTCGACGGGAACACCGCGTACAAGTGGTATTCGAGCCTGGTCTTCATGCGATGTTGTCCAGTGCGGCGATGAACTTCCACGCCGTGTTGTAGACAGTGGTCCACGTGTTCGGGACCGGTGTGCCGTCGGCGTGTAGCAGCACGCTGCTCTTGAGGTGGAGCATGTGCGGTGGTTGCTTCTCGCGCACTTGTGCCGCCGCGATCACGAGCGCTTCGATCGCATCGAGCGCGTTGTCGGTTGACGCTTCCTCGACGGTGAACCCTTGGTCGAGCAGGTAGCCGAGCATCCAGTGCAGCATCCAGCGCGCACGCGAGCGGATGTCGACGATCTTCGTCGAGCAGTTCGTGAGCGTGATGAGACCGAGGTGGATCCCGAGCTGCGTCTGTGCCGGCAGCATGCTCATCTCGTCGTATTCACGCTGCAGGCGCGACGTCGCCATGCTGACAAGGCGCCGGTTGCGGCCGGCGCGCTTCTCGACGTAGAGCTGCCACGGCGTTTTGGGCTTGCCTCGGGTCATCGGATGCTCTCGATCAGCTCAGTAGCGAACTTGTAGTTGCCCGACAGCCACGCGGCTTCCCACGCGGCGCGCACGTTGCGCCCCCGGTGGCTACGATCGGTGAGGTCGCGGAAGCGCCACGCGCACTCGACGGTGGCAATCTCGCCGAGGTCTGCACCGAGCCGTGCCGCACCCGAGACGAAGTCGTGCCAGATCTTGAGCCACTCGGGCGGGTTGATGCGCGCTGGCGTGCCTATGAACGTGTTCGCGGGCTCGCGCGTCTCGCAGATGCACTTCTCCCAGCGTCGCTCGTCTTCGAGTGCGTCGAGCGCAATCCCTAGGATGCGTCCGCCGAGCGCTGTCACGTTGCCGTAGACCTCGCGCTTCGCGTTGTCGCGTACGACCCAGTTGGGATCGTACGGCAACGCCTCGCTGATCTTCTTGATGCGCTGATACAGCTCTGATGACCCGCCACGACGCTTGTAGCCGTTGGTGAAGTGGCGCGGCATCTTCGAGAACTCGCGGCTGACCTTCACGCACGCATCGACGTTGCCATCGCCGCCAGGGGCGTACTTGGTCCACGCGGGCCCGACGAGCGCGAGTGCGAGCACGTCGGTCATCATGCCGGCCGCGTTGCGCGGATCTCGAACCGGTGTCGTATCGAACGTGCGCATCGCTCAGGCCTTCGTCGACGCTTCGTACGCGGCGATCTTCGTTTCGAGCTGTTCGGCACGCGCCTGCCAGTCGAACTTCTCGGCGCGGGCCTCGGACAGTTGCTTGCGGAGCTGCTGGATCTGCTTCTCGGCCCCGATGGCGTGCTCGGGATCGATGCGCGTCGCGGCCTTGACCAAGTTGTCGAACGGCAGCTTGCCGCAGATCTTGCCGTTGATGGTCAATGTGAACTCGACGGCACTGGGACCTGTGCGATCGAGTCGGACCTGATATTCGGTGTTCCTTGCGTCGTCGAGATGATCGATCGTGATGTCGCCCTCGACGACGATGGCGTACGTGGGCTGGTGCGGTTCGCGGGTGCTGTGATTGATCGGGTCGGGCATAGGTTCTCCGTGCTGCAGGCAAGCGAACTGGTTCGCCATGTCGACGAGGATGCGGACACCGGGGACGCAGATGCTCGCGGGGGCCGCGTCGAGCAACATGCAGTACGGAACGATCTTGAGCGTGATCGTCGAGATCGGCTGCGCGTAGTACGGACACATCACGTCGCACCACGGCACTTGGAACTCGTCGAGGCGCGGTCCGATGCCCGACATGCCTTGCTCGCGGAGCTGCCGCATGTGGATCAAGAGCGGATCGTCGGTCACGGGGTCCTCTTCGACTTGTGGAGCTTCAGAAACGCGATCGTGCTGGCGGTGCGCTCGTCCGAGTCAGCCAGTGCGGCGATAGCCGCGAGCGCCTCGTAGAAGCCGTCCTCGACGACGGCGCGTTCCCACGCGCGTAGAGCGAGCAGCGGGTGGTCGCCGTGTGCGGTGGCCTTGAGCAGCTCGACGACCGGATCCTTGTCGCCGTTGGGCTTGGTGCGCTCGTACGAGACGCGTGAGAGCTGGTTGAGCTGCCAGTCGAGGCGCTGCCGTGCGTAGAACGCGCCGGTCTCGGCGTCGGCGTACTTGACGAGGTAGTTGAGCCCGTCGACGTCGTTGACGAAGCACGACCAGAACAGGTCGTGCATCACTTCCTTCGCAGACTCGCCGACTAGCTCACCGCGTGCGAGCGCGCGAATGATCGCGAAGCCGACGCTCGGCAGGCCGGTGCAGCCCGAACGATACGACTCGTCGATGCGCTTCCACTCCTGGCGAAACGACGGCGGCCCTTTCGGCTTCTGGTTCGGGTGCTTCGTTTCCCAGAAGTAGATCGGGTGCTGCTCCTCGATCCACGCATCGAGCCGCGTCGCGGTGCCGAGCGACAGCGGCGAGTACGGCTCGATCACGAGCCGGCGCGGACGGCCGTCGCGGTTCCTAGCCTGCTTTAGATCCACCAGCCAGAGGTGTGTCCCGAACATGCCGGTGCGTGTGTCGCGCTCGCAGGTCATGGCTCACGCTGCTAGTTGGATGACGGTCTGCCACTCGGCGCCGAGCTGATTGCGCGGCGCCTTGGGGCGGTACGGAGCGAAGATCGCGCGAGCGATTGTGATGAACGCGTCGCGACCGTCGACGGTCAGGATGTCCTCGGGCGCGAGGCCCATCTGCTCGGCCTGCTCGGCCATGATCTGGATGCCACGTCGCACGAGGGCCGGCACACCGTGCGCGCGCACGTACTCGGCCTGCACGATCTTGGCGAGCGCCTCGGCAACCTTCTGTCGAGACGCGAGAGTCACAGTGCGATCCTCACGAGCGCGGTGCGGGGCTGCTCACGGACGACCGGCGACAGCGCGACGAACGTCAGCTCGTCGGGGTTGGGCAAGCACTCGCGCATCACCGCCGTGCGCCAGAACTTGGCGCCGAGCGGGTCGGTGTGCGTCTGCAGCCAGAACAAGAACAGCTCGGTCCCGCTGACGGGTGCGAGCGCCTCTGCAACGCCGAACGGCGGCATCAGCGTGTTGGTCTCGATCCGCAATGTCCCTGGCATGGTTCCCCCGAGTTACGTTCGTTTTGTACGGCAAGTCAAGAGTTTCGTACACCACCCTTGGGGATCTCCAGTTCACGAAGCCGATCGCGGCCCGCAGCGGTGATCACCAAATCGTTCTGTTCCCACACGAGCAGGCCGAGCCGTACGAGCGAGCGCCACGTTCCGTCGGCGCCGCCGTACTCGGACATGTTGTGGCAGTGGTCGAACGCGTCGCGGCCGTCGCGAACGTTGCGCAGCATCTTGAGCTGCGTGCGCGACAGCGGACGCGGTTTGCGTACGCGTTTCTTTTTGGACGTGATGATGTTGTCCATGAACTCTGCAACAGTGATCGCGTTCTTCATGTGTCACCTCGCGTCGTCGGCGTGAGAAAAATGCCGAGGATGGCGAGCGCGCCGAACACGAGAACGAGCACACCGACGACAAAATCAGGCTCGGGATCGTTGTTGTAACCGACGAACAAGATCGCGAACACCCAGAGCGCGATCGCGCGTGCGAGTGGGAAGTGTGCCGCGACTTTCTTCTTGAACGTCACGCGTCCTCGGCCATCTTGAGGCGCTGTTCGAGCGCGAAGTGCGGCGAGTACACGCGCTTGCCCTTGTACGTGAAGTGCTCTTGCACCACGTGGTCGTAGCTGCGCATTACTGCAGCAAACACCGTGTGCACGACCTCGGTGTCGCTCGCACTCTCGGCGATGAACCACGGCCGCGACTCCTGCAGCTCGGCGTCGCCGTTGGGCTTGGAGATGTCGGGCTCGAAGTAGCAGATCTGGACGTGCCAGCCACACGTGACGTCTTCGTCGTCCTGCACCGTCACGGGGCCGGTTACCTTGAACGTGCGATCGAAGATCTTGATCTCGGCGAGGATCGCGCAGAGGCGCTGCTTGGTCATCATCGTCGGTACTCCAGGAGACGCTCAGCGCGTTCGACACCGAGCGTTGTGGCGAGCTTGTCTGCAACGCGCGCGAGGAACGCTGCGCGATGCTTGAGCATGTCTTTGCCGTCGAAGGTGACGGTCAGGATGGCGAGCGACGTCGCGGGCACAGCAGCTTCGACAGGGAAGCGTTGCAGCATCTCGTCGACGTACTCGAACTTGCCGACCGACAGCCAGTACTCGAAGAACGCGAGCGTGACCTGCACCTCGCGAAGCTCATTGAGAAGTTGCGCCGACGGAGCGCCCTCGGTGCTCATCGGCCGCCCCACGAGTCGAGCACGTGCGCCTTCTTGTCGGGCGGGGACCATTCGAGCGTGCCGATGATCGCGTCCGCGACTTTCTGCCACTCGGCGCCGATCGGCTCGGCGAACATCTCAGCGATCGGCCTGAGCGCTTCGCGCAGCTTGGCCTCGGTGACGTCGCCCGTGACGGCCAGCAGCGCAAGCTCGATGGCATCGACATACGATTCGACGTCGAGCGGGTTGTCTGGATCGAACCCCATGTCGAAGTCTTGGATCAGGATCGGCAACGCACTCTGCTTCGCGTTCTTGATCGCGTCCTGCAACCACGCGCCCTGTTGATGCTCCTCGTCGCTCATGACTGAACCCTCGCAGGCGGTAGCTGTGGACAGGTCTTGCGGGCTCGACGTTCGCGGACAACGTCTCGCACGCGCAGGAAGGCTAGGCCGCCGTAGCCGATCAACATCAGCCCGGCGCCGACGTAGATGAACGGCACGGCTTACGCTGCTTCGTCGACGTCGTCTTCGCTATCGGTGGTCGTGCCCGCGAGCGGCGACTCCTCGAAGTGGGCGATCGCTGCCTCGATCGACTCGACGTCGACCTTGCCGCCCGCACGCTTCGCGGCGATCTCGCCGACCTCAGTGACCTTGTCCTTGTCCTCGCCGTCGTTCTTCGCGGCGCGGGTCGCGTGCTTCACAGCCTCGCGGATCTCGGCAGCGGCAAGCGGCACGCGCTCCAGTGCGAACTTGATTGCGTCGCTCTGGAAGCCGACAGCGAGCTTCTCCAAGTTGCGCGACCGGATGCGGAGTTTGTGCAGAGATGCGAGGTCACCGGCCTTGAGCGCGTCACGCAGCTCGATCAGCACGCTGCGGATCGTGCCAGCGATCTCCTGGACGGCTTCGGGCTTCGCGAGGTCGAGCTTGAGCGGCACGACGCGGATCTTCGCGCGGCGAGCGCTCTTGGCCTTCTTTGCGCCGTTCGTGTTCAGCTCCTCGGCCTCTTTCATGATCTCGGCGACCTCGGCCTTGACCTTGTGGAGCACGCTGTCGTCGGCGAACCAGCCCATGTCGGTACGCGCACAGTGCTTGCGCAGCACGTAGTCAACCTTCTTGACGACGGCGTCGACCGCCGCGCAAAACTCGACGTTGTCGACGGTCTTGCGCGTCTTGTGGTCAACCTGCAGACCGCGCTTGCGGTTGATCGGCTCCTCGCCGAGCAGCTCGCGGTCGTAGCTGATACCGCCGCTGGCCGACGAACAATCGACCATCATCCACCCCGGCCGGAAGTGGAAAACGCCCTCGGACTTCTTGACGCTGCTCTTCTTGCTCTTCGACATGGCTCTTCTCCCCTAGTAGTCACCGACGCTGGCGGGCGCCAGTGTCACAGCTCGACTTCGATGATACGCGCGTCCGCGGGTGCGTGCGTCTCGTTCGCCGAGCCCAGCAGGGCGACGACGAGGCGACGAACACTACTCGGACGTTCGGGCCAGTCATAGACCTCACCGTCGGTGAGGTGGACCATGACGTTGAACTTGCCCGGTTCCTTCTCGACGCGATCGTAGGCTTCGTCGAAGCTCGTACCGCCGCGCCCCTTCATTTTCTTCTTGATGTTCGAGTGGACGACGTTGCGCGCACCCGGCCGGATCCAGCATGCCTCTTGGACGCAGTGGTCATGCACGACGAGGAACACCGGCACGCGGCAGTTGTTAACGATGGCTGTGGTCTCGGCAACGCAGCGGCTGAGATCCTCGTCGGACATTGAGCCCGACGAGTCGATCACGACCGAAGCCTTGCAGCGGTACGTGATGCCACCGGGCAGAATGATCTCGGTGCCCGAGCGGCGCGATCGGCGCGACCACGAGACGTCGTCACGGCCTGCTTCGGCGATCGCGCGGTGAAGCGCGCCGCGGAGCACTTCGGCCCAGCGGACCTTCGGCGGCGGAATGTCGAGGATGTCGGCGAGCAGGTTGCCGTCCTGCGTACCGGCCTGGCGGCCCGACATCTGGCTCTGCGCCGCGCATTCACGCCAATCGCGCTTGAGTTGATCTTCGGTCTTGCCGCCGCCGCCATCCCCGTCGTCGTCCTGGCCGTCACTGCCGTCGCCGGGGACGGGGCCGCAGCCGGCGCCGACCGGCGTCTGACCGGCCTGCGCCTGGGCGCGTTGCTGCGCGCTCGGCTCGGGGATCTCGCTGTAGAGCTGCTCGGCCGTCATTTCGGCCTGGCTTTCGTCGGCAATGATTCCAACCGAGGGCATCGTGAACGCGCCCGCACCCATCGCTGCCGACGCGTTCTTGAGCGTGCGGTTGATGATCAGGTCGGTCGCGATGTTCCAGCGCACGGGCTCACGGTTCGCGCGGCGGTCGTGGTGGAGCATCAGCAAGTGCATCAGCTCGTGCGCGATCACGAACTGCAACTCGGTGTCCTTGAGTGTCGCGGCGAACTCCGGGTTGACGCGGATGCGTCCACGCAAGTCGACGCACGCCGTCGGCGGGAAGTTCGCAGCGATGAACTCGATGCGCGCGATCGCGGGCAAGAAGAACGGCGACTTCCAACCGAGCGACATCGCCTGCGCCTTACAGCGTTTGACGAGCGCAGCAGCGACGTCAGGGTCGATGCGGCGGTGCCCGTTGGTTTGGGGCTCGGCTGAGGTGTTGCTGGAGCGTGCCATGGTCGTTGTCCTCGACGGAGTGTGCTGCTTCGGATGTTACTGCATTGCCCGACGCACCTTGGCGAGCGCGTCGATCTGGGCCTTCTTGCCTGCCTGGAACCACTTCGACGAGCCGGGCGTGCCCTGGCGGGTCATGAGAACACGTGCGCAGGCGGCGCTGATCTCGGGTAGCAGGCGCTCGGTGTAGAGCCACGCGCACCAGAGATCCTTCTCGGCGACACGCGAGAGCAGGCCGACGGCCGCGATCTGGCGATCCTTCTGCTCGGGCACCTTTGCCTTCGTCGGCTCCGCGATGATCTCGTCGATCGACGGCAGGTACTTACGGAGCTTGCGGATACCGAGGAACATGCTCGCCTTGTGCTCGCCGACAGCGCCGCCGAGAATAGCGTAGCCGATGTCGTCCTCGTCCTTGCCGACGTTGAAGCCGATGTTGGCCTTGTCGCAGTAGTGCGAGTACGCGCGGAGCCCACGCTCCCACGCGCGCGGCGAACCGAACGGCACGCCCGCGTCGATCGACGCACGGGGCGGGCTCATGTCGAGCAAGTCCGCGTTGACCGTGAGCGTCGCGGAGAAGTCGAGGAACTCCTCGCGCATGCGCGAGCCCTCGTCACCGACCGTCTCGTAGAACCCGCGCAGCTCGTCGATCGTCGGGATGTAGTCGATCAGCTTGATGACGCGGTTGATGCTCGCAGCCGACATCTCGATGCCGCCGGGACACTCCTCGGGGCGGTTCGCGGCGCCGACGACGCAGCTCTCCGGGTGCAGCCGGTCATTGCCCGCAACGTGTTCGAGCAGGAGCCGCATCAGCGGCGCCTGAACGCTCGGCGGCACGCTGGTCAGCTCGTCCAGGAACAGGATGCCCGGGGCATCCACGCAAGCCTTGATCTGCTGGATCAGCGCCCGCATCAGCACGCCGTTCACGACGTAGGGCAGGCCCGCGATGTCAACCGCGTCGCAGTTGCTGGCCAGCAGCTCGTGGCAGGGCTTGTTGACCTCGGCCGCGACAACGCGCATGAGCGCGGTCTTGCCGACGCCGGGCGGCCCGACGAGCAATGGGGTGATGCCGGCCTCGACGCACGCGATCAGGGCCTTCTTAGCTTGGGCGAATGACAGTGCCATGTTCTCTTGACTCCCTAGTGGTTGCTCGGTTCAGCGATCTTGTACCCCAGTTGTACGATCGCTGCTGGGACTAAGTCAAGAGTATTATCGCAAGAGCGATCGACCTTCAGGTCGTAGCCGGCTTGACCCAGTATTCTCCGTCGGGAAACTGAACCGCGGCCTCGTAACTTGACAACGAAAGCAGGGTGTCGATCGGCTCGTAGGGCACGTGCCGGCGGTAGCGCTCGCCGATCTCGTAGGCTAGCTCGTGGCCGACGAGTTTCGAGCCCGAAGCTGCCTGATCCCAGGGCGAGCGGCGCGTATGACCATCAAGCGCAAGCGCTGCCTGCAACGCCTCACGGATGTTCTCGATCAGCGCTCCGTCGGGGAAGACCTCGGGCCGCGCGACGAACTTCTGCTCACGGCCCTCACGGTGCGCTGTCGTGACGTGGCCGTTGCAGGCGAGCGCGAACCGCGAACCGGTCGGGAACGTGACCTCGGACGCGTACATCGCGCCGGGACGCCACGTGTACCCAGTCCCAACAGCGATCCGATCGGCAGCTTCGCGGAGCTTGGAGAGCAGCACAGCGCCGTGTGTGAACGCGTGACCGCGCGCGAACGCATCGGCGTCCATCGTCAGATACGCCTCGGTGCACGGTCCGAAGCCGCGTTCGTTCATCTCGCCTGCGTTCGAGGACCACGGCCCGCGCAACGTCTTGGGTGTGCCATCGATCATCGTGAGGTCGAACGAGCGCCCACCGAAGCCGCCGCCGTTGCCGTCGGGCGTGTTGCTGTAGTGCGAAAAGAACCGGCAGTAGCCGTCGTTCTCGGCGAAGTAGAGCCCGCCGTTGATCGTGCCGCCCTTGTCGTGCAGACGGAACCGCATCGCGTCGAGCGCGGGGATCTTGTCGACGAGCAGATACATGTTCGGGCGGTTCTCGCGCCCTTCCATCCAGTTGACGTAGCCCTTCAGAACCTTCATCGGTCGTCCTCTCCCATGTCACGCATCGTGAAACCGTCGCTGAACAGCATGTGACGATCTGCGGGGAAGATCTTGTAGTAGTCGATGTCGTCGTAGCACGTGCGCTTCGTACCGTCCTCGGTCTGCTTGCACCACTCGCGCAGCGCGAATCCGAGTTCGACGTTCGCGACGACGTCACACCAGACGCCGTCCATGCCGTCCCACACACGCAACGTGAACGTCTTCGACGTCGTCAGGTCCATGCGTGCGACGGCGCCCATCGTCTTGGTGTAGAGCAGCTTCATCTCGTCGAGGGTCATGGCTTGATCACTTTCCAGTCGATCAACATCTGCTTGGCCTTCTTCGTGTCGTCGCGCATCAGCGCCGACTTGAGGATCTCGCGTTGGACCTCGGTCAGATACTTGCCCGGCGGTACGTGCCGCTCGATCCAGCCGCTGATCATGAACTCGTTCACCTAGTACCCCCGCACCGTGCGCGTCGCCGTGTCGACGCTGACCTCGCCACCCGCGTCGAAACGCTCGATCGCTCCAGCGATCCGGACGATCGGCAGATTCCGCTCGCGCCCGACTTGAGCCAGATGTGCGACAGCACCGCCTTCCTCGGTGATGACTGCGGCGGCGTCGGCGATCGCTTCGAGATAGTCGGGGTGCAGGTTCGGCAGCACGACGATCGCGCCGTCGGGCGAGGGCTTCTTCTTGCGACCGTGGTAGACGGTGCCGCTCGCGTACGGTCCGTCGACGAGCACGTGAACGTCGGACGGCTCGTCGAACTTGTCCTGCAGCTCGTGTGAGAGTTTCATCGCCGCGTCGGCAACGGGGCCCGGGTAGTAGAGCAGCGAGCGATCGTCCGGATCGAGTCCAGCGCCGATCACCCAGTCGGTATGGAACGGGTCGTCGTTCATCATCTTGAGCCCGATGGGGCTCACCGTCTGCCACGGTGGCAGCTGCGCCTCGAACAGCTTCATGCGCGCGAACGCCCAGTGCAGGAACGGCGCGCGGGGAACCTTCGCGCTACCGGCCTTGGTGCGTTCGGTCGCCGGCCAGGTGAGATCGAGCAGGTCGTCGCCCGCTTGCTTCAGGATCTGCTCACGGAGCTGTCCGAGCCGCTTGAGCCGGAGCGCTTCCTGGTCGCGCTCGATGGCTTCCTCGGCGTCCTCACGCGCATCTTCGTCGTCGATCTCTTGCGCGAGCCGGTACTCGTCACGCAGTCGCGCAGCTTCCTGCTCGTACGCCGTCTCGGGCTGGATCTTCGCGAGCGCTGTCGGGTCATGCTCGTCGAGCATCTCAGCAAGTACACCGAGACCGGGGGCGATCGCGTGTGCCTGCTCTACGATCCTCTGAGGATCGTTGCGCAGCGCCTGCACCTCGGGGCGATCGTCTTCGTCGAGTTCCTGCGCCAGTTCCAGCTCGGCGTTGATGCGCGCGTTCATGGGCAGCAGGTTGCCCTTCTTCAGCTCGTTGCGCTCACGCGTGACGCGCTCGGCGTAGACCGAATCGGTGAGATCGTCGTCGGATGCATCACTCCAGTGACGCGGCACATCGTCGCCGTACCAGTCGCTGTGGCTGCGTTCTTCGAGCCCGTGGAAGGTCAAGTACTCGTCGAGCGCGGCTTGCGGCGAGAGTGGCACGTCCATCCAGTGCGGACGCTCACCGCAGCGCCGGAAGATCACTTCGCGCTTGATGCTCGGGTACGTGGGATCGGAGAAGCTCGTGTTGTCGACGACGATCTCGTCCTTGCCGCAGTAGTGCCACGCGCGGTTCTCGTAGCCGCGGTTCGTGCCCTTGCGATACACGGGCATGCCGTGGTCGTTCCGCATGTCGCGCGGGCCCATGTTGCTGACGTACGCGTACGGCCGGTACCACGTGTCGCGGATGCGGATCCGGCCGGCGTAGACCTCGCGCACGCGCGTCATGTGGCTCTCGGTCACGGCTTTCGGCTCCTTCACGGCCTTCATGTCGCGCTCGCTGCCGACGAGCTTCTTGGTGCCATTGAGCAGGCTGAGCGCAAGATCAGCAATGCCGTCCTGGCGATCGCTCTCGGCGTCGTTGAGCAAGCTGCTCGCGATACGCCACGCGTGGCCGGGCGCGTCTTCGAGTAGGCGCTCGCGCACGATGCGCGTGAAGTCAGCGCCGGAGATCCGGAAGTGGGCGATCGTCGTCGTCGATTCGGTTGTCATTTTGGCGTCCACTTGTCGAAGAGCTTGGAGCTGTAGGTTGAGCGTGGTGGATCTTCTTGGATGTCGACGATGCGGCGCAGCTCAGCGACCGACGTACTGGCCGCTGACAGTTCCAGGATCGCGACGTAGGTAACCTGCGACCAGCGCCTGTCGAGTGTGGTTACGTTGCTGTCGGCGAGCTGGATCAGCTCGCGTTGCGACGTCGCGTGCGCGATCGCCGAGAGCGCGTCGCGACCGTTCTCGCCGTCGAACTGCGCGGGTGCGATCCGCGCCGCTTGCGCGTTGAGCGCGACACCGCGTGCGAGCTTCAGTAAAACACGCGACGTCAGCGGCACCTGGTGCTCGCGCGACAGCTCGTGCACGACGTTGCGCAGCGTGGAACCGACGCGCTTGTACACGTCCGAGATGGAACCTGGTGCGTAGGGATAATGCTTCATGGCGTGCGCTTGTCGATGTCGGTGAACTTCTTCCAGCGCTTGCCACCGCGCTCGTACGGTTCGCCGATCTGCCAGCGGTCGGTGTACTTCGCCAGGTGATCGAGCAGGTGCCACTCGTCCTCGGCGACACCGACACCGTCGGGCTTCGCGCGATGGATGTCGCGCAGCAGCTCTTGTCGACGACGCATCTGTGCAGCGCGCTCGCGGTCGGCCTTGATCGATTCGAGGCGCTCGTTGATGGCCTTGTAGATGCCCATCTGATCGAGTCCGCACGCGGCGACGACAGCGTTGACGAGCGCGAGCAGCGTGCGCGCGTCTTCCTTGCCGAGCGCAGTGTACAGAAACCCCTCGGTCATGAACGGCGCGTCCTCGTCGCCCTGGCTGTACATGCGTGCGCGCTTGCCCTCACGGATCATGTAGTCGGGCATGCCTTGCTCGGGGCCCCACGTGTGCAAATCGACGATCGCAGTCAGCAGATCGACGTTGCAACGGTGGTCTAGTTCGGCCTTGCAGTTCTCACACGTAATAGTCAGTCGCTGACTCATGGCTTCTTTCCGAACCGCTCCATGACGTCGACCTTGGAGCGCAGCTCGTAGATCTCGCGCCTGTGGGCGGCTTCGTTCTGGATCGAGATCCAGAGCTTGTTGAACGTCGCGCGCTCGCGTTCGTGTGCAAGCCACGCCTCGTAGATGGCGTCCTCGATGTAGAGCGGGTCGCCGCCCTGCTGCATGTGCGCGTCGGCGCTCTCGTTGGAGATCGGCGTGACTTTGAACGTACCGTCGCGCGAGTCGATAGCTACGTAGGGCATGGCACCGTCGCGACGTCAGCGAGACGCGCGCCTTCTTGGATTGAGGACTTCATTTTGTGGAACTGGCAGGTCGCGAGCACAGCGCCGCCGTCACGCCACACGGTGCAGAACCACGCGCCACCGACACGGCTGACACGAAAGCGAAGTCCGAAGCCGCGCCCGCGCCATTCGCCGTCGCCGGTACGTGTGACGGTGCGTGTGAACTTGACCCAACGGTTGTTGCCGATGTGGATGTTCATGTGTCGAGTCCGCCCTTGCAGCCACGGCACTTCTCGATTGCGACCTCGCGAAACGTCGCATCAGGTTCTTCACGCCGCACGTCGGCGCGATCAGCACAGCAGCCCGTGACCTCGCCGTGCGACGTGAGAATCTCCCAGTGCTTGTTGGTGAAAAAGTCGGGACTGACGCCGGCCATGTGAATCGCTTCGAGAATTCGTTCGGCTGTCGAGCCGTACAGGTTCACGCGGATGCCGTACGTGTCATCTGGCGTCAGGAACGGTGTCACGCCCGATTCACCGTCGCCGCCAAGCGCAAGCGAGAGTCGACGTGCAAGGTCACGTGCAGAAGCGCCGTTGGTGGCAATCGTCACGCGACGAGCTTTCATGCCGTCGGTGATCCAGCGGTAACCCCAACTGTTATTGCCGTCGGTGTGGCCGCGCGCCTTCTCGACGAGCTTCTCCTCGACGAGTTTGTCGAGCCGCTTACGTATCGCCATCGCTTGCGCCGATGTCAGCGACAGGTGGTGGGTGTAGCCCGGTGCGTGTTGCAGCTTGTCGCAAGCGCGCCCGTATGACTTGTTCTGGAACTGGCTCACGCCGTCCCAACCGTTCATCAGCAGCGCAACGGACTTGGTCGACAGCCAGTGCTTGCCGCCGTGCTGCTCGGCGTACTTGATCACGACGGAGCGCACAGCTTCGTACGTGATGTCGACGACGAGCGGCAGAACCTTCTGTGGCTTCGCAGCCGGTGTGCCCTTCATGGTCATGCGGCCTCGGGGAGTGCGCACGGTGTGCGCGTCTTTTTGGGCTTGTCGATCGCGGCGTAGACCGTCGGCGCAATGATCGCGAGTTCCTCGCGCATTCCGTCGAGTGCGGCCTCGGGATCGACGAGCACGTCCTGGAAGTACGGCGTCAGCGGCCGACCCGTCGCGGCGATGCAGTCGAGGTGCTCGCACTCGTGACGGCACGGGAAGACGTCTTGGCACTTCGTGCACTGCTCGTGTGCACCGCCACGCTTCATCGGCTTCCAGTCGTGCGCGTTCTTCGTGCACCGTGGCAGACGCTTCCCCATGACTACTTGATCTCCTCGGGCTTGAGGTTGCGCGCCCAGCTATAGAGCCCGTCGCGGAACTTCTCCGGGTAGCGGCGAACGTCGGCGAGCGCACTACGCGTCGCGACCGCGCCGCCCTCGTCGACGAGCCCTTCGAGCGCGAGCTTGGTGTGCAGCGCGCAGAAGCAGAACTTGCCGACCTTGGACGTGGCGTAGCGGCTGCACTGCTGATGCTTGGGGACGGTGAACGCCCGCGCGAGGTTGTAGCTCGTGCCGTCGCGGTAGTTCTCGATCTGCGCCTGGCACTTCTGCTTCGGCGGCTTCGGAGCCTTCGGATATGCGCGTGCGATGTGTCCCATGACAGCCTCTACTTGTTGAACCAGACGACGTGCGTGACCCAGTCGTGCGGGGGCTTGAACTTCTTCGCGACGGCTTCAGCGTCGTCGATGGACTTGCTGTGGAAGATCTTCTCCATCAGGTTGCCCATCGAGACGTCAACGTCCGAGACCTGCGTCGCCGTCGCGTACGTGCCGGAGCCGTCCTCGTCGTCGATGCCGCCCTCAGCGACCAGCTTGCAGAAGCGTCGCCACGTCATGTGGTCGCCGTAGCTGGGCAGCGCCTCGAACTTGACGCGCCTGCGCTTGTGCAGCGTGCCGAGCTTCGCGTCGACGATGACCTCGTGGTTCTCGGTGCGCAGCACGAGCACGTGCGGTTCCAGCGTCGGATCCTCGACGACGGTCAACGCCGCCGGCAACGTGCTGTGCGGATTCTTGATGAGCGTGACCTTGTCGGACATAGCGGGTTCCACCTGATTGACGCTTGTAGCGTTGTTGGCATTCACAAAGCAAGAGTTACTTGCGTCGCGCTTTGCGCTTCGCAGCGGGACGCGACTTGCGATTCTTGAAGTCGACGATCGGTTGCTTCATGCGCGCAGCCGTGTCGGCGATCAGCTGTCGGCGCATCTTCGCGCCCTCGGTCTGATCGTCCTCGTCCCAGCTGTGCACGGCCGACTCGCGATGGAAGCGAACAAACTCGACGGTGTTCGAGAACACGTTGTCGTGGTCTTTCTCCATCCGCTGGAACGGGTGCTGCTGCACCTTGTTCGCCATGAACTGCAGCGCGCCCGCGCACATGTGGCCGGTCTTCTGGTGCAGCCACTCGACGAGCCAATGCGGATTGTTGTCGTAGTCGATCGTCTGGTGACACGGCAGCGGTTCGTCGCGCTCCATACAATCGATGAAGCCCTCGGGCGAGCTGGCACCGAGCCAGCCCGGCATCGCCTTGCGCCTGAAGGGACAGTCATTGCAAACCTGGGGGACTGGCGGTCGATAGTTCATCGGATTCTCCGTTGCTCGCGTTTGCGGTTGCACGTGCGGCACTGACGGCCTTTTCCGTCGGGACGCTGATACGTGTTCCTTGGTGTAAATCGATGGCCGTTGTGACAGTGCGTCAGGAAGTCGGTGCGTTTCGTGCGCGTTGAATTGCAGCGACGACACGCTGCCACCAGGTTCTTTCGTTTGTTGTTCCAGGTGTCACCGTCGAGGTGATCTACGCAGAGCTTGTTGATGCCGTTGCCGTTCCAATAGAGAAGTCGATCGCACCAGTAGCAGCGTTGCTTTCCTGTTCCGATCTTTTGTCGCAGTAGAACGCGGTGCGCACGCTCCTCGCCGATCTTCAGATACGGCGTGACCTTCGGTTGCGGTCCGTGCTTGCCCACTTTCGTGCTCCTAAACGTGACGGCCGAGGTGCTCGACGCACCAGACGTAGACCCACTTGCGGCCGACGTTCGGCTCGCCTGCGTGGGCCTTCATGAACTCGTCGACGATCCACGCGACGCGTGCGCCGCGCTCACCGCCGTGCTTGTCGAATAGCGCCTGACGCTCGGCAGCGGGTAACGCGATCGCGGTCCGCGACGTGTGCCACAGCTCGTGCAGCTCGTTCTGCTCGCGATCATCAGGTTCGTAACCGCCGACGGGACGTGCGCGCATAGTGAGACTCCTAGACGGGCTGGATGGTGACGGGATTGACTTGCTGCGGATGCTTGGCGTTGAGCTGGTCAGCGATCTGCTGCGCCTCGCGGCGCGTGAACTTCTTGGCGAGGTCTTTGCGCGTGAGCCACCGAGGCCCGTACTCGTCGAAGCCGTACAGGAAGTGCGACATGAACCCGGTGGGCTGCACGACGATGAACATCAGAATGGGCACTCCTCGGCGACCGCGATCTCGACGTCGCCGGCCGGCTGCTGCAGCATCGCCGCGAGCGGCACCGTCGCTGCCGTCATCGCGTCACGCGCGTCCTGCGCACGCTTCGCGTCCGTGGCGAGCGCTGCCGCGTCCACCGTCACCGTCGTGCTCTTGACCGGCGCTGCGTCACGCGCTGCCGCGTCAACGGCCTGCGCGATGCGTGCGGCCTTCTCGGCGAGGAGCTGCGCGATGCGACGGTCGAGCGCGTGCTTCGCGACCAGGCGCGTGATGACGACGCCACGGGTCTGGCCGATGCGGTTGCAGCGATCCTGCGCCTGCGCGTTGAGCGCCGGAGTCCAATCCTCGTCGATGAAGATCACGTTGCTCGCGCGGGTCAGCGTGATCGCAACGCCGCCAGCCTTGATGGTGCAGGCGACGCCTTTGAGCTTGCCGGCCTGGAACGCGTTCTCGATCTCGGTGCGAACGTGCGCGGGGGTGTCGCCCGTGATGGCCGCCCAGCCAACGCGCTGGCCGATCACGTCGATCGGCGCGCGGTGCGCGGAGAACACGACGACGGGCTCGTTCGCGTCCTCGAACGCCTTAGCCAGCTCAATCGCCGAGGGGAGCTTCGCGAGCGCGAGCGCTTCGCGCGCCTCGGAAAACTGGCGGAACGAGATCCGCTTGTTCGCCGTGCCCTCGGCCTTCGCGAGCGCCTTCTCCAGATCTGCGTCTAGCTCGTCGAGCGCGGCGAGCGTCGCGTCGCACAGCTTCTTGGTCGCTGCCGACAGACCGTTGACCTCGATATCACGGAACGTCTTGGCCGGCAGCTGCGTGAGCACTTCGTGTTTCATGCGGCGCAGCATGACCGTCTGCAAGCGGCGCGCGATCTCGGGCGACGGCTCGCCCCATTCGATCCCGAAGCGACCGTCGTACGCGTTCCAGAGGCGCTTGTAGTTGTCGTACGAGCCGAACACGTCGCGCGCGGAGCCCATCGCCTGCAGCACCGCCCACAGCTCGGGCGCGTCGTTGAGCATCGGCGTCGCCGTCAGGAGCCACACGCGGCCGTCGGCCGCGAGTGCAGCGTCACGGAGCGCGCGGAACCGGCTGGTTTGCGCCGTGCCGCTCGCCTTGAGCACGTGCGCCTCGTCGGAGATCAGCACGGTGCCGGCCGGCGCGACCGCGAGGTCCGCGGGCAGCGTCGCGGAGTAGCCCTTCTGCTCGGCCTTCTCGCCGGGAAGGATCGCGTAGTTGGTGATGATCAGCTCGCCCGGCTGCGCCCAGCGGAACGAGTCGCGACCTTCGAGTGCGATCGGGTTGAGGTCAGGACGGAAGCGCTTCGCTTCGCGGGCCCACACGCCCTTGGCGACGGCGGGGCAGACGACGACGAGCGGCGCACCGACAGGGGCCGCGAGCAGCGCCTGGATTGTCTTGCCGAGGCCCATGTCGTCGCCGAGCACGGCCTTCTTGCGCGGTGCGAGCCAGCTGACGCCGGAGCCTTGGAACGGGTAGAGCGCTTTGCCCGTCGCGCGGAGCATCGCGTCGATCTCGGCGGCGCGTGCGTCCGCGGCGGTGACGTCGCTTGCCGCGCGTGCTTCGATTGCCTGCAGCGTAGCGACCAGCTCCGGCGCGACGTCGAGCGTGAAGCCCGCGCTGCGGAGCGCCGTGATCAACGCGGGGAGCTTGTCGAGCGTGCCGGCCTGCGCGTTGTCGGCCTTGCTGTAGAAGAAGCCCGCGCCGCGGGTAACCGACAGGTACGTATCGAACTTGCCGTTCAGGCGGCTGACCGGCGCGCAGAGCACGCGGCCGGCCTCGACCCAGAGGCGTAGGACCAGTGCCAGAGCAGCGGCGGCCGTCGAAACGCCGCCCGCGTGAGCCGCACAGAGGACCGCCCAGCGGCCGTCGATCTTGATGAGGTCGCCCGCGCCCGAGGCGACCGGCGTCTGGCAGGTGTTGCACTTTCCGGGGTGTTTGTTCTTCATGGCCCTTGTGAGACGTTGTACCGCCCGGTCTATTCACAAAGCAAGAGTAACATGCTAAGTGTGCGGAAATAGGCCGGTTCCCGGGGGACGTCCCGGGGGCCCCGGCCGGGCCCGGGGGCGGGATCTGCCCGGTTCCGGGGGCTTTTCTGAGGGGCGTCCCGTCGAAACCCCTCTATAGAGGGCCGGATCGCTCCTGGGATCGTTCGCAGCTTACTCTTGCTTTGTTTGAATAGCCGCGCCGGTCGGTCGTCTGTCGTTCACCATGAAGAACAACGCCCCGGCCGCCGCCCCGATCAACGCTCGCCTCGTTCGCAGCTGCGAGCGCGCGTACAACGCTGCGATCCGCGCCGAAGAGGCCGCGGAGACTGAGACGAAGGCCTGGCGCTTGGCGAAGGCCTCGGAGCGTGCGCTCCGTCGCCTGCAGGCCGCTCGGGCGGGCCTGCCCCTGCCGGTCGCCCCGGCGCCCCGCACGGCGAAGAACCTCGCCCGCGGCGCGTTCGCAGCGCTCGCGGCGGTCGGTCGGGCGGTCGCTCGGGCGCTCGTGACGCAGGCCGCGCTGCGCAAGGCGCAGGCTGCCCTCGCGGCGCGCAAGGCGGCGCGTCTCGCGGCGGGCCTCGTTCGTGCGGCGCTGCGCCGGGCCACTCGTGCGGTCGCCCGCAAGGCGCTCGCGCTGTCCGCGCCGGTCGCGACGGTTGCGTCGGTCACCGTGACGCCGCCGCTCGCGTTCGTGCCGGTTGCGTTCACGGTGCGCGGCTATGTCTTCGACGAGCTGATCCCGGTCCACCTGATCGCGGCGCGGGTGCAGGCGCAGGCGCGCATGAACCGCGCGCTCGCCGGGGGTACGTCGTGACCGAATACAAGGCACGCACGAAGGCCGGCCGCGCGTGGATCGCCGCGATCCTCGACGCGTCCACGCGCGTCATGAAGATCGAGATCGACAACCTCACCGACGAGCGCACGTCGAGCGCGTTCCCGGTGCAGCTGCTGCGCGGCTTCATCGAGATCGACGGTCGCGACGCGGTGCTCTACCAGATCGCACCGAACGAATACGTCTACATGCACGGCGGCGCTTCGTGCCGCTACGTCACCAAGTACGTCATCCGCACCTACGCCTTCGATGTTTCTGATCTCCCCGAGATGGAAAGGACCCGGTAGTCATGCCCACGCCCAAGCAAGTCATCACGCTCAACGCCGATCAGCTCGCCGCGCTGCGTACGTTCGCCGATGCGAACGGCCGCGATTGGAAGTTCAAGCTCAACCACGCGTGGATGTCCGGCCGCTACCGCGAGTACCGTGGCACGAACGAGTACGGCCTCTTGCAGCAAGTCCGCAACACGTTCGGGCCGAGCTGGCTCGTCAAGTTCTCGTTCGACAACGTCAAGACGCACAGCGTGAAGCGATGAAGCGCCGCAGCCAAGAGCAGAAGCTCCGCGAGGCCATCATGGCGACGCTTGTCGCGATGCGCGACATCGAGCCGAAGGTCGGCATCGCAGGCGTCAGCCAGCACTACCTCGACGCGTTCGACAAGTACAGCAACGCGCTCGAAGCGTTCGTCGAGCACATGTGCGGCATGCACATCGTCGACTGGGACTGGGACGGTTACGAAGCGTGTTTCCGGTTCCGCTGGGATTTCTCGGCGCAGCTGCAGCAGCCGAACCGCCCCGAGTTCGATACACGCTTCGTGCACATGGCAACGCGCGGACAGTTCGACGACTCCAAGCCGCTCGACGAAGAACTGGCGCGACTTCAAGCTGAGGCCGCGCACTACAAAGAGCTGACCGCCGTCGCTATGCGGTGGGCACGTGACATCGCGATCGCAACCCGGAAGGAGACCAAGTAGCCATGCCCCGCAAGCGTGCTGTTTCCACGCTCAAAAAGGTCTGCGAGTGGTTGCCCGACTACTTCCAGATGATCCAGGGCTCAAAGATGGACGAGATCCTGTCTGACATCGCGATGTGCGAGGTCGAGTCGGTCATCGAGGCGCGCAACCTGATCAACGGCCGCATCGATAACTGGGTGCTGTGGCTCAACGGCACGCGGCCCCGGCCGTGTCCGATCGAGGCAATGATCACGGCGATGGAAGCGCGAGGCAGCGCCTAGTGGCCCCGCCGCCTACTGTGCACGCGCTCGCACGAGCGTGCGTGCGCCGTGACGGCGTGCGCTGGTTCGTGTGGTTGCCTGCGCGGGCCGGCGCCAAGAAGTGGGTGATCGCGTCGTGCGATGCATCGTTCTGGATCTAGGCTGCGCGCTTGCGGCGCCAGATCACGACGCCGATCACCGCGCCAGCGATAGCCAGAGTCGCGCCCGCGAGGGCGAACGACGTCGAGCGCGAGGTCCACGCCGTGCCGCCGAACTGCGCCGCCTTGTTCTTGGGCGTGATGATCACGCCGACGCGATCGCGGAACTTCCAGCGCTTGTCCAGCTCGCGGTGCGTGAGCGTGCGGCGGTTGCCCTTGACGTTTGGATCCATGATCTCGACGACGGTCGGCTTGACCTCGGTCGCGACGACGAAGTGGCCCTGGTTCGGCCGCGTGAAGCTCTGGATCGCGAGGATGACTGGCGTGTCTTGCGACGTGACGCGACCCAGCTCGGCGATCGAGCCGAACAGCTTCACGTTGGCGTTGTAGCCGCGAGCGCGTGCCGCAGCGGCAACCTGGAGCGCCGTCGAACCGTTCTCGGGATCGATGCCGATCTCCTTGATCAGTTTCCGCTCGGGAACACGCTCGTTCCAGTGACCGAGCACGGCCTTGAGCGTGGCCGCGCCACAGCTGTACTTCTCGATCTGCTGGTACGGTTCGACGTCACCGAGGTAGGCGGCTGCGAGCATGGGTTCAGCGTACCGTGAACTGGGGGCCCTTTGGTATGGTCCCGAGATGCCCCTGGAATGGTTGGAAGCGTTCGCAGCGGCAGTCCGCAATCGCGACTACACGACCGCACGCAGCCTGTTCTGCCCTGACGTTCGGGCGTTCGGCACGCGCCTGCCAGTCGCGAATGGGATCGAGCAGCTCGAAGCGGCGCAGTGGCGGCGGGTCTGGGCGACGACGTACGGTTTCACGTTCCAGGCGCCGAAGGTCATCGAGGCGGGATCACTTTGCGCAATCATCGCGCAGTGGTCGTCACGACGCGCATCTGACGACTCGCCGCGCTATGGTCGCGCGACGATTTTGTTGACCCGGATCGACAACCGCTGGTTCGCCCTGCACACCCATCTATCCCTGGAGCCCACATGATTTGTTTTCTCATGGCGCCGCGGACGAACCGCTTCACGATCGCGGAGTTCTTGTTCGAGTACGCGCCGAAGATGGTGCCGAAGATTCGGTTCATCGACGTCGCGCGCATTGCCAACGGCGAGAGTGTCAACGCGAAGACGTGGATCTTTGTCGGTCACGACGAGGCAACCGATCCCAAGAGTCGCTCGCAGATGCTCGCGGTCGAAGCCAAGCTCCGCAACGAAGAGCAGCGCGTGTTCAATCTGCCGTCGCGTGTGCTCGGGCGTTTCGAGCTGCTCAAGAAGCTACGGGCGCTCGGCATCAATACGTACGACGTGCACGACGCGGATCCGACGCAGCTCAAGGCGTGGCGTTTCCCCGTGTTCGTGCGTCCACGTCACGAGCACGAAGGTTCGTCGATCCTGTTGCGGCATCCGGCTGATGCAGAGCGCCTGTTTGCACAACATCCACAGCTCTCGGGTCCAGACTCGATGGTCACCGAATACGTCGACACCGTCGAGAAGGGTGGCGTGCACGACGGCGTCTTTCGCAAGTACAGTGTGCAGCGTGTTGGCGATCGGTACATCGCGCGCCATGTCATCTTCAGCAAGAACTGGGTGACGAAGACGTCGGATCTTTTCGAGACCGCATTTGCCGCCGAGGATGCTGCGTTCGTCGGGCTCAGGCGTCAGACGCCGATCTTGCCCGAGGTCGTCACTGCGTTCGAGACGGCGAACATCGAGTACGGCCGCATCGACTACGGCATGTACAAAGGCAAGCCGCAGATCTGGGAGATCAACGTCAACCCTGTCGTCGTACCACGCATGGGTCGCATCAACTCGCAGCGACATAAAGCACAGAAGATCTCGGCGACGCGTGTCGTCGAGGCTTTCGAGGCAATTCTCAAGTAGATGGTATGATGCGGAGATGCGTCACGTGATCATCGCGCCGCAGCTCGACGCACTTCGACAGCTCGACGGGCCTCTGATCTATCTTGCGGGCCCGATTCAGGGCGCCGACGATTGGCAGACCGAAGCGATCGTCATGCTTGGTGATCTCGCACCGGACGTTCACGTCGCGAGTCAGCGCGGCGCGAACTTCAAGGGCGGCATGGACAAGCAGCTCATCTGGGAGCGTGCGTGTATCGATCGCGCAGCACGCGATGGTGTGATTCTGTTCTGGTGTGCGCGCGAAACCAACCATCGTTGCAATCGCACCTACGCCGCACAGATGCGATTCGAGCTGGGCGAATGGATGGTGAAGGCGACGCTCGGGCTCGCGCGCGTCGTCGTCGGCATCGAGAAGGGATTCACGGGCGGGCCGTACCTGCAGCGTCGGTTCCTGCTCGACTTCCCGAGCGTGCCAGTGTGCCGTGCGTTGCGTCAGACGTGTGCCGCTGCCGTCGAGAAGCTCTCGAACGGTGGCCCACAGCTCGTCTACCCGCGGCGGCTCGAAGACATGTTCGTGCCGCACTCGTTCGGCAAGAACAACGGTTAGTCAGCGTCTTCGGCGCTTTCGATCTCGTGCTCGACGGCGCGTGCAAGCTCGTGCTTCTCGCCGGGCGTCAGCCGCTTCCACGCTTGACGCGTCATGTCCTCGGGACACTGCCACTCGAACGCACCGACCATCTGCGTGAGCGCAGCGACGCGGTTCATGCGCGGGCTGTGCAAGATCTGCTTCGCGAGCAGCATCGAGCCGTAGCCGTAGTTGCCGTCGAGTAGCCAGCCAACGCGCTCGCCGACGAGTCGCGGGGAATCGCGCATCGCCTTGAAGAAGTCGAGCTGCGCGTCTTTACGATCGGCGAGCGGGGCTTTCCGGATCTCGTCGAGGTGCCGTTCCGCCTCGCGACGCTCGCGCGTCTCGTACTCGTGCTGGCTCGCCATGTCGGCGATAGTAACACCGATTCCGTTGCTTGATCGCGTGAGCGATCGCCGGTACGGTTCTGGGACACCTCACTCGGATCCCCCGAGTCCGGCCCACGGCAAGGAGAATCACCATGGCTGTCACCGCTACCCTCGTTCGCGCCACCGGCAACCGCCTCACGTACCTGCTCGCGCAGGACGGTGCCGCAGGCACCACCCTCAACATCACTGCCACGGGTGCTGCGTCGCCCGACCTCGTGACCGACACCGCCGGTCGCCAGGGGCCGATTCGCAAGCTCGCGAAGGCGAACACTGACGGTTACGGCGCGATCGCGACGCCGATGACCCAAGCGAAGGCCCGTGCGGTCCTGCTCTCGGACTACTCGGGTGCGTCGCCGTCGGGCTCGACCCCGGCGAACTCGGCAGCGGCCCCGACCGCTCGCTGCGCGCTCACCGCGCGCGGTGGCGACACGACCGCAGGCTTCGCGGTCGACGCCAACGTGTCGGGCTCGAACATGGTCATCGCGATCACGGCTCCGGCCGCCGCCGCGCAGGTCTACCTCGACGTCGCGATTCCGGGCCCGGCAGGAGTCTGATAGGCTCGGAGCGCGATGGCGCTCCAAGTCAAACGTGAAGGCGCGACGCCGAACTTGCTCAAGTACAGCGTCGTCGCCGATGCAGAAGGCGGCGAGATCATCCTGAGCCAAGAAGACTTGGTTCGGGACAGTGTCCGCGGCCCGCTTCGCGACTACATCGGTCGCGGAGTGCGTCTTAACGACGACGCTACGGCGTGCCGGTACCTGCTCTGCAACCCGCAGATGCGCTCGTTCGTGACGCCGCGCTCGTTCCCGCGCGTTGCTGTTGACGGCATCGTGCACGGCCCGACGACGAGCGCCGCGGTGAAGATCATGGCCGAACCGAACGCGGTCGCGATCGTCGCGCTCGAATTCCGTCACTCCGTCGCGGCATGACGCCGCCGCGCGCGATTGGACTACTCGCGACGCGAAACCGTCACGAGCAGGCACACCACGCCGCGCACTTGTTCTTCGAGCAGTGCTACGACGGCCCCAAGACGCTGTTGATCTACGATGACAGCACGACGTCGTTCGCGCTGTGTGAAGCGTTCGCAGGTGAAGACGTCGTCGTCGCGAACGTGCCGCCGATCAAGCTGCCGGTGAAGCGCAACGCGATGATGCGCGCCGCAATCGCTCGCGATCCGGACGCGATCTACTTCGTGTGGGACGACGACGACTACAACGGCCCGACACGCATTGCGCGCCAGGTCGCGGCGCTACAGACGAACCGATACGCTGACGGCGTGATCTTCTGTCCGTATCTGACGTACGACGTCGAGACGCGGCGCCTCGCACGCCTGAACAAAGCGACGCTGCACCGCTTGCCGGTTCGCGTCTTCACCGATGCAACTCTCGCGTTTCGCCGGCAGCTCTGGGAACGCTTGCCGTGGGACGAGAACGTCGATCCGAACGCATGCTGGCGCTGGATGCAGGAGCCTGTCGATCGAATCATCGACATCCCAGGCGAGCGCGACTACGTCGTCGTACGGCACGCTAGCAATCACACGGCGGGGATGTTGCCGAAGCGGTTCCATCCCAAATTGTGGACACCGGACGTCGATGTCGGTTGGTCCAGCATCGACGTCGAGCAACTGCTCGTCAGTCGTTGTACGGGTCCGCTTCGCCCGGACCCACAAGCGAGTGCGGGTTCCAGAACAGCACGTTGATGATCGACGTGCCGAACGACGCGTTGAGGAACTCGACGTGGATCGTCCCCGTCGCGGGATCGAAGTAGGGCTCGCCGTGCGTGATGACGTCCCAAGCTGAAATGGGCATCATCGGCATCACCTGGATACGCGACGGATCGCCGAAATCGGGCTCGTCCTTGGACATGTCTGCGAACGACTTGGTCACCTGCGTGATGCCGGTATCGACATCAAGGATGCCAGGTCCGCCACCGTTCGCCGCACCGGGGATGTTCACCCGCATCCGGTTCCAGAGAAGTGCGCCTGCTTTGAGTCCCATAATGTAGCCCCTTGCCGTATCCGGGATCGCAACGTGCGATCAGGTTCCTAGAGGCTACTGCCGATCGCGTGAGCGATCAACGCCAGGCTGCTTCGTACATCTGGTGCGCGCCGCGTCCGCCGTAGACGGCCGGATAGTGCTTGATCCAGCCGAGGTGCGAAAGCACCGCCTGGCGCGCCGTGTACGGGCCCGAGTCGAGGAACTCGCGCAGGTTGTTGAAGTGAAAGTCGCCGACGCCGTTCACCGTCTCGCGGATCTTGTCGGCGGCGTCTTTCCACGAGTACGTCGGGATGATGCGTAGCTCGTACGAGCGCCGATCTTTCTTACGCACCGGCACGAGTTCGAGCCCGTGCTCGCCGAACAGCTTGTCAGCAACGCTTTCGACGGCGTCGTACCACTTCGCGAAGACTTCATCACGTGCGTCATCTTCGGCGGTACCGCCTTCGTAGGGGTCCGACTCGACGTTGCGCGCGTGTTCCCAGTAGTACTCCTGATTCATCTCGTCGATGCGTTCCCAATCGGGCAACCCAAAGAGCTTCGCGAGCGCGTCGATGTTGATCTTGTCAGAGCGGGTCTGCGGCATGTTCAGCGTCTCCTACGATACGAGCGTCCCATGCCCGTACGACACTTTTTGGTCGCGCGGCCGATACCGAAGCCGATGCCACCTAGCACGACGATCGTGCCGGCACCGATGACCCACGGGGCCCACGGATACCTCATGTAGAAAATCGCGGCGTCCCACAACGGCAACGTGCGACTCAGGCCGACGCCAGCCTTTGCGGGCGCGCCTGGCGCACTCGGTACACTCGGCTTGGACGTGCCGGCGTCGAGCGCCTTGAGCGTCTTGATGCGCGAGACCAGCTGCGGCAGTGCGGGGTCCTGTACGACTTCGAGCACCGTGTCGAGGTACGGGCCAGCCTTCTGCAGAATCGTCCCGCCCTTCGAGAGCAACGACGAGAGATCCGAGATCGTGTCCCCGAGTCCGTCGGCGCGTTGAAGGGTCAGCACGGGTCCAGCCTACCATCGATCGCGCGAGCGATCACAGATTCCTCTTGACGAAACCCGTAGTAGGTTCCGGCGATGCTGGAACCCTTGATCGTCGCTATCACCGCCCTGGTCACGTCGCTGTCGCCGGGACAAGCCCGTGAACACGTCGAAGCAGCAATGGCAGTCGCGACAGCACAACTGCCTGCTGATCTGCTGCTCAGCGTCGCGTACATCGAGTCGCGCTACGACCCACGCGCGCTCAGCCGCAACGAGTGTGAGACTGCCGATCCGGAGAGCTGCGTCCGCAAGACAGGCGTGTGGCCTAGAGCCACGATGCCGCCGAAGGCCAAGCAAAGCTGGTATTGCGGTCCGATGCGGACCGGCGGCTACGTGTCGTGGGCCGAGTGCCAGCGGATGCGCACGGACGTCGCGTACGCGTACACGGTCGGCGTCTACGAGATCACGAAGTGGCTCGACGACAGGCGCTGTGCGCGGCTCGCGGACGACGATCGCCTACGCTGCGCTCTGGCCGGCTACAACGGCGGTAACGCGGCCGTCGCGAACTACCAAGACTCGAAGTACGTGCGTTGGGTCCTCGCGATCCGCGCACGTATTGCCCGAAGCACCGCTCGCGCGGCGGCGTCGTAACTACGGCGCTGCGTTGTACGTGTCAGCGTCGCCCGGACCGATCAGCGAGTGCGGGTCCCAGAACAGCACGTTGATGAACGTGGTGAGGCCGTTTGAGAACTGCACGTGGATCGTGTTCGTCGTCGTGTTGAAGTAGGGCTCGCCGTGCGTAACGGTCACCCAGACGTCGAGCGGTGCGAGCGGAATGACCTGGATACGCGACGCGGGCGGCGTACCGGCAACCGGCGGTGCTGCGCCCGGGATGCCCAGGAACGGCTCGTTCGGCGAGTAGTCCGGGAAGCTGCGATTCGGCTGCGTCAGCCCGGTGTCGATGTCGATCACGCCGTCGAGGATCTCGACGCGCATGCGGTTCCAGAGAAGCGCGCCTGCTTTTTTGCTCATGACTTAGACCTCGTTGTAGGCGTCAGCGTCACCGGGACCGACCAGCGAGTGCGGATCCCAGAACAGCACGTTGATGGTGGCAGGCGTCTTGTCGGCGTTGTTGAACGTCACGAAGATCGTTCCCGTTGCCGGATTCACGTACGGCTCGCTGTGCGTGATGTTGAGCCACGTGGTCGTCGGCGCCTGTGGAATGACCATGACGCGCGACGCGGGCAACGCGCCGTCAGGCGGTCCGGGTGGTGCGATGAGAAGGCCCATCGGCGGCTCGTTCGGCGACATGCTGCCGAATCCCTGATTGACCTGGCGGATGCCTGTATCGACTTCTGTCAGACCGGCGAGCAGCGTGAGGTGCTGCCGGTTCCAGAGAAGTGCTCCTGCTTTCGTTCCCATTGACGTAGCCCCTTTGCCGTAGCCGGCATCGCGAAATGCGATGAGGTACCCCCGAGGCTACTAGCGATCGCGTGAGCGATCAACGCTGGCTACCAGTCGTGGTCGTAGGCCTTCGGCGTCTGGTAGCCGGCCTTGCGCATGAGGAAGATCGCGAGGCCGCCGAGGATGGCGCCGGTCGCGAGCGAGCCGCCGAGGACCATGAGTCCAGCGACGACGGGATTACGCTCGCGCAGGAAATCGACGACGTCACCGAACTGTTGCCGCTGTGCCGGCAACACCTGCAGGCCGCCGTTCATCACGGTGAAGTAGCTCGGGTCGCAGTAGTCGCAGACCGGACCACGCGCCGGGTAGCGCCGACGGTACATGACGGGCGTGCCGCCGGGTCCGAACACCTGCGTGGCGACGCGCGTAGGGCCGATGACGGCCGCGTGCGGCGAGATCGCCGAGCCGGCCGGCGGGTACGCCACTACGTTTGCGCTCAGGCCTGCGAGCTGCGCGGGGGTATTGCCTTCGAGGGTGAAAACGTGGGGCACAGGGCAGCTCCTTGGTCAATAGCTTACCACGATCGCGTGCGCGATCGGGTTACTTGCGTTTGCGCTTGGGGGTGCCCCGGAGCGGTGTCCCCGGCGGAAACTCGAACTTGCCTTTGGCCTTCCAGGTTGCGCACGCGGCGCTTGCCTGCGCTACGGCCTCGGCCGGGTTGTCGACGTTGACACGGTAGCCGGGTTGCTTCTCGGTCGTACAGAAGCGCAGGAATGGTTGCCCGTTCTCGAACGCGAGTTGCACCGGACAGCCGGTGCGCTTGAGCGCACCGAGACACGGCTTGTTGTTCTTGGGCGTCGCGACCGTCTTGCTCGTCGAGTTGTACTTCTTGCCGAGGTTGAACTTGCTGACGCCACCACGGCTCTCGCCGACGATCGCACACGCCTTCGAGTCGGTCTGTCCGGTCTTGCCGGGCTTCCCGCCGACGACGACGCGCAGGCACGGTACGTCGTCTTTGCTGACGACGCCCTTTGCGGTCGATGGCTTCTTCTTCGGCATGACGTTCCTCAGTGGAGCGAGTAGTTGACGATCTCCGTCGGCGCGATCCAACACGCGCGACAGCCCTTACCGTTCGCATCGCCGAGACCGGGCGGCGCGACAGCCTTGCGGCACGTGTGCTTCGCGTCGTCGGTGGCGTACGCCTGGCAGTTCCACGTGTAGCGCGGATCCGGACCGGTGAGCTTGGGCGGGAAGCGGTGTGCGTGCTCGTAGACGTAGCGCTCGCGTTCGGGCGTCATGCCGAGGTTCTGCGAAACCGCGATCACCGTCGTCGGGCCGGCCCAGCCTGGACCGAGATCGACGGGGCCGGGTTCGTTCACTTCGTATGCGCTCGGACGAATGATCAGGTTGCGCGGGTCACGGTTGATCTTGTTGACGGCAGCCGTGCCCCAACTCGTCGCCCAGATGCGTGACGGTGCCCAGAACGTGATGTCCGGGAGCCGGTCCGCGATCATCTTCCACTGGCGCAGGTACTCTTCCTCGAAGAAGTCACCGCTGTCGTGGATGCGAAAGAATCGCCGACCGGTCGGCTCCGGTGGAAGATCTTGCGTCGCTTCGGCGCCTTCACCTTGCACCGTGCCGCCGTTGAGCTTGTAGTCGGCGTTGTCGATCGCATAGACCATCGCCTCGACGAACGCTGTCGAACCGTTCGGCAGGTGGAAGTTGATCGCCTGACGCGCCCACAGGAAGCGAAGGATCTGCGCGAACTGCACCTGGCCCGTCGAGTACTGGCCACCGGTCGCGTAGCAGTGCTCGCAGATCGCTTGCGCGAGGTTGACCGGCGTGTTCGCAGGTCGACCGAGACCGATGTTGACGAGCCGTGCGCCTGCATCAAGCGCCTTCTCGGGCACAACGCTCTGACCCGCGACGGCGCCCGGACACGCGCCGCCGATCTGCGGTGCGCCAGCTGGCAGCGACCACGACGGCGCGTTCATCTTCGACGTCCACGACAAGAGCTTGTATTGCGAGACGTCGGGATTCGTCGCCGGGTTCCAGGCCGGACCCGGACCGATCGGACGGTCGAGCACGAGGAAGACCTTCTTCGTGTCCTTGCCCTCAGCGTTGCCGGGTCGGACGATGAACTGCAGGTCTTTTAGGCTGTCGAATACCGCCTCACGCACGAACACCATGCCGAGTAGGCCAGCGTGGGCGTCCGCGAGGACCGATTGCGGTGCAGGGCACGCGTGGTGGTCTTCGCCGAGGTTCGGTCCGCTCAACGAGCCGACGCACATGTCGTAGGCACGCTCGATCGCGGTGACGTCGCTGGGGACTTCGAGGTGCGGGATGATCGCGGCCATGACGGGACTCTACCGTGCCTTCCGGCGCCGACGCGAGCGCGCACCGAGCGCGCTCAGGCATGAGCCGCCGACGTACAGTAGTGCGCCGGGCCGACTCCACGTCCGCTGCGTCGAGCGGTTGGGCTTGCTTGCCCGGAACCACTGATCGAGGCGGTCGCGTGTCGATGGCGTGCAGGCGGTGAAACACTGCACGTCCTTGCCGTGCGTCACGCACGACGACATCGGGATGCCGTAGCGAGCGGCTTCGCGCTGCACGCTCTTCTTGGGTCCTTTGGCAATCAGCGAGACGTGCTCGCGACGCTTGCGCTTCGCCACTAGCGGCGTGCTTTCCGTCGACGACGACGACGCGCGAGCCCGCTGCGATAGTCGCGGTTGACGAGGCACTTCTCGTTGAACTCGTTGATCGCTTTGTGGACCAACTTTTCGTGCAGCGGTGCCGTCGAGGTACCGCCAGCCTTCTGGTGTGCGGTGTACTCGCCGTAGCCCATCATCATCTCGGCGTATACGGCCGAGGCTGCGCCGCACTTGCCGTGGCGTACACGGTTGGTCATTTCGGCGATCGAGTAACCGATCATCGTCGACGCTTCGGCCATCTTTTTGGTGTGGATCGCCGGAGAATCGCCGAGCCCGCGACGCGAACGACGACGCTTGCGTTTCGTCGCCATGACTAGCGCCTCGCCTTGCGACGGCGCCGACGCTTGCCCATGCCGCCGCTGACCGCGTAGCACTCGCTACGGTTGCACTCAGCGATCGTGCGCTGCATGCCGGGCAGGCCTTCGGTGACCTTGCAGATCGCGTTCGGGTGCCGCTTCGAGCATGCCTTCGCCTGATCGACGGCGGCGCTCTTGGTCGTATGGACACTGCGCCGCCACGTGGCGGGGCCGCTGACGACGAACCGATCGCTCGAACCGAGATTCTTGCGCCGACGACGGGATGATTTCCTCTTCGCCATGACTAGCGACTCCTCTTGTTGCGGCGCCGCTTACGACGGCGACCAAAGCTGACTGGGCAGGCCTTCTCGAACACGCGCATCTCGATGTCGTCGACACGGTACGAGCGCTTGCTGGTAGCAGGCACGAGCGCCGTGTGGGACGCGTCGACCTTGCGACGTGTCGCTTGCTTCGTGCCTGCGTCGTACGCGAAGCACGCGCCGACAGGCAGACGATCAAACGTGGTCCGCTTGCTCACCGACGACCCCTGCGCCGCGCACGACGCTTACGGCGACCGAGCCCGGCCGCGTTCGGACGAACGCAGACGTCGACGAAATGCCCGATCTTCCGTGGATTGACGACGCGGTTCGCGGCGCCTGCATCCACGGCGTCGTAGAGCAGATCTTCGAGCATGTCCTGGCAGCGTTGCTTCGGCATGGTCAGCGGCTCCGCTTCGAGCGGCGGCGCTTGCGCTTGCCGAGTCCGGTGGGGCACGACCCCGAGTAGTAGAGGAGCGTGCCCGGCGGGTAGCCGCGCCCAGCCTTCGTGCGGCTGCGCTCGCTGTACCACGCGGCTGTCTTGTGCGTGGCGCTGCCACTGCACGGCGCGTAGCACTGCACGTCGCCGGAGACGGCGCGACACGACACGGTCGAGATGCCGTGGCGTGACGCGGCACGCTTGGCGCTCTTGACGGGGCCCTTGATGATCAGAGAGAGGTGGTGCTTACGCGGCATAGCGACCTCGGGAATGGGGTAGACGAAAAAAGGCCGCGTACGAAATCGCACGCGGCCTTCTCTCAGGCTAGCGGCCGAAGCCGCTGGTCCTACTTCCGGCGGCGGCGGCGCGCCTTGACGGCGCAGCCCGCACGGCCCTTGGCCCAGCGGTAGCCCTTGCGGAGCCGACCGTTGGCCTTGACGCCCGCGGCGCTGCAGCCCTTCGCCCGGCGCCGACGGCGACCGACGAGGGTAACGCCGCTCGAACCGAGGCGGCGACGACGACGGCGGCGGCGCTTGCCGAGACCATCACCCGAGAGGTTCTCGATGTTCATCTTCATGACCTTTGTGAAAGTTGACCCTGAAGTTGGCGACATGCCTTCTCTCGGGGTTGTGTTGAGAACGATCCCATGAGCGATCCTCGGCGTCAAGACGATCGCATCCGCGATCGCCGTCATGGCGATCGGCGCGTTTCGACCATGTTTGAAGTACACTCGCGGTCAGCGCGCGATGCCTATCCTCAAACGGGGCGAGAATCCACGGAAGGTGTTTCGGGCGCGGCATCGCGAGCGCGGCCCGAGCAAGCTGTTCACGTTCGATGATCTTGCAGTCGCTGCAGACGAAGCGCCAGCTACAACACGATCACGGTTGCGGACGTCGACGGATGCGCGCACTGCAGCGCGTTACATCATTGATGCACTCGCGGGGCGTTCGGTCCGGCTCACGGACGAACAGGCTGCACAAGCATTGCCCGGCGCGACGCTTGCGCAGTGGCGTGCGCGATGGCCACGATTCGATCTGTACGAGTGCGGCTTCCCGGGCTGTCGCGCAACGATGCTCCAGCCGGGGCTCTGCGAGCAGCACGGTGGACCGCTGCAACCGTTCGCGAAGATCGTAGACGACCACTTCATGATCCTGACCGGGCGCGACTACACGCCGCTGTGCCGTGTGATCTTCGGCGTCATCGGCGGCGGCGCGGTCGAGCACATCGATCAGAATCCATGGAACAACCATCCCGACAACCTCGCTGTGCCCGTAGACGGTGATGTGCGATCGGCGCGGCGCAACCGTTGGTCGTACGGCTACCGCGAACTCGCCGACCTGTTCGATCTGTCCGAGAACGGTACGCGCCAAGCGGCGTCGCGCGGGCAGGTCAACCCGGCGTCGCTCGACAGCATCACCAGCTTCTGGTGGCTGCGTCAGGACAAGCGCCGCAGCTAGTGATTGCGCGGCAGCTCGGACGGACACTTCTTGCAGAACCGCATCGCGATTCCGCTGCGCATGAGATACGTACCCTGCGACGCGTGGATTGGATTCGCGCACTTCATGCAGATCGCTTCCTGCAGGTTGTAGCGCTTTGCCATGTCCCACGCGACGTGCCACATGCCGGTGGCGCCCGCAGCGATGATCGCGTCGCGCACCGTCTTGAGCGCGACGCCGTCCTCGAACACGTGGTCGGGCTTGTACGTGTAGAGCTTCCGGTTACGCGCCACGATTAGGCCCCTCGCAGAAGCGTGTCGTCGGATAGAATCAGCACCGCCGGCTTCATACCACGGCGCTCGGCGGTCGCGCCGACAGCGTGACGCTCGTGCACCGGCACGACCGTGGCCCAGGTGTACAGCTCGCGGACGCGCTCGTGGTCGCTGTTCGAGGCGATGACCGCCGCGCCGCGCTCGTGCGCTTCACGTAATGCGGTCGCGAGATCGAGGTGATCCTCGTCGGTGAAGCCACCGGCCGTATAGTCGCTGAACGTCTCGTAGTACGGCGAGTCGACGTAGAGCACGTCGCCGGCCGTTGCGCGAAAGATCGTCGAGCGGAAGTCGGCGACGCGGATCTCGGCTTCCTTGAGTGCTTTCGCGACCGCATTCAGCTCGTCGATCCCAGGGATGCCAGCGCTCGAACGATCGCCGCCGTGCGGGACGTTGAACTTGCCCTGACGGTTCTCACGGTAGAGTCCGTTGAAACCGAACTTGTTGAGATAGATAAAGCGCGCCGCCGCGAACACGACGCTCGTCGGCTCCGATGCCCGTACAGCGAGGTAGCTGTCCTTGTCGGTGCCCTTCTCGACGAGCGTGCTGAGCGCCCACGCAACGGCTTCGGGTGTTTTGCGGATCGCCTGGTACGTCGCGACGAGCGGCTTGCAGACATCAGCGAGGATCATGCCAGGCAGGCCGAGGTCGAGCGCGATCGCGGCCGAGCCCATGAACGGCTCGATGTAGCGGCCTTGCGTCGCGCCGAGGCGCTCGTAGATCGACGGTGCCACCGTCGGCACGAGCCAGCGTTTGCCGCCGACCCACTTGATCGGCGCCGTACAATTGGCGCGCGGTGGCAGTAGTGGTTCGGTGTTCGGCACCTCGATCTGGTGCACGCCGTTGGTTTCGGTATTGGTCGACATCACGTAGCTCCCCTAGGTTCGCGTGAGCCAGAACAGTGCGACGCTGACAAACAGCAGCGTCAGGCCCACAGCAAGCACCGACAACGGGCGACGTTGGTCGGATGCTGCGCCGCGCGCGATCAGATCGCGCATCAGCTGTTTCTCGGTCTCACGCCTTAGCATCGTTGGTTGGTTTTTCGCCTTCGTAGTCGAGCCCGAGCTGCCGTTGGTCGCGCAGGTCGAGGTAGAAGCTGATTGCTTCTCGGACGTCATCGAATAGCTCTTCGGACGTCATTGTGCCCTTCGCGTCGTGCTGCGAGACGCGGAACCGTCCGTCCTCAAGACGATCGAGCCACAGGTCGGCGAACAACTCGATGCCGTACCCTGCAGGGTGCGTGAGCACCACTGCAAAGGCCGCCATCAGATGTTCTTCGTGGACGCGCGTAATGAGGTCGGATTCGGTTGTCATGGCAGGTGTAACTCGCCGGGAAGGCCGAGATCCTGCCACATCCAGCGTAGGTTCTGATCGAACGGTTTGGTTCCGTCGATAATCACGCTAGATGCGAATCGTGATCGCAGGTCACGATACGCTTGACACATCTTCTCCAACCGGTCGAGTTTCTCCGGTTCGTAGAGCACATTGCGCGCTTCGCCGCGCGCTTCACGCCGTTTCATCGCAACCTCAGCAGGGACATCGACGAGGTAGACGCGATCGGGCACGATGAAGTTGGCGCGCGACGTGACCGCCGTGACGTGATCGATGCCGTGGACTTCGGCCTGGTAGACGAGGCCCGAGACCATCGTGTGACGATCGCAGACGATCCAGTCACCGTCGGTGACGGCGCGCCGGATCTGCGGTTCCATGTCGACGCCCTCGGCGACGAACAGCCACATCATGGCCTTGGGATTGACCATGACCTTGGACTCGAAGGTGTCGCGGATCAGACCGCCGACGACAGACACACGACTCGGGAACGCCATGCGGCGTACGCGTGTGTCGACGCGTTCGATCGCGTCCGCGAGCATCTTCGCGAGTGTCGACTTGCCGGAGCCGTCCGGGCCCTCGAAGAGCACGTACTTGCCGCGCGTTTTCACTTCGTGGCCGATCCGCCGAGCGTCTCGGCAAGGCGCAGCAGCTCCCCGCGCAGCTTGGCCTGTGCGTCACCCGCCGAGTGCAACGGGCTCGACGTGATGTGCAACGTCGCGACCCAGCCGTTCGCGCCCTGCGCGATCTCGATCTTGGTGGTGAAGTCCTTCGCCATGCCGGCGGTCTGGACGGGCGGGGTGTACTCGTACTTGGTCGGGGTCATCATAATCGTCGCTCCTGGTTAGTGATTCGCGAGGAACTTGCCGGCATCGGCGAGATCCTGGGAGTAGCCCTTGAATGGCAAGCTCGCGAGGAACTGTCGGCCGTAGCGCTTCGTCTTGATGCGCTGGTCGAGCAGCACGAACACGCCGTGGTCGGTGACGCTGCGGATGAGGCGTCCTGCACCCTGCGCGAGCGTGATCGTTGCGCGCGGTACGTAGAAGTCCTCGTAGAACGTGTCCGGGTGCTTCTCCTTCATCATGTCGACGAAGGGATCGTCGAAGCTCTCGAACGGCAGTTTGTCGATCACGAGGCACGACAACGACTCACCAGAGACGTCGAGGCCCATCCAGAAGCTGCGCGTCGCGAGCAGCACGCTGTCAGTCTGCTCGCGGAACATCTGCGCGAGCATCTTGTTCGGCGCTTCGCCCTGGACGAGCAGCGGGTAGTCGATGCGGTCCTTGATCGACTCGGCGATGTGCTTGAGTCGGCGCCACGACGTGAACAGCGCGAGCGTGCGGCCCTTACACTCCTGGATGAGCTGCACGAGCGCGTCGGACGCTGCCGCGTCGAAGATGGCCTCGTTCTCGCCGGTCGGGAACGGGATGCCGAGCGGGATGACGAACTTGGCTTGCTTGGCGTAGTCGAACGGGCTCGCGACGCGTGTGACCTGCGTCTTGGCTGTCATCACGGGATCGGTCAGGCCCAGCTCGCCACGAATGAAGTCGAAGCCACCGCCGGCTGCGAGCGTCGCCGAGACGCAGACGATCGACTCGTACTTGTCGAACACGAGCCGCTTGAGTACGTCACCGACGTGGTACGGCGCCGCGCACAGCTTGATCGTCGCGCCTGTGACGCGTGCGGTGTCCATCGGCTTGTCGAGCCAGTACGCGGTCATGTCATTGGTTTGGTCGACGAACGCGCGAATGTTGTCGGACATCTCCTGTGCGCGCTCTTGGATCTTCTTGCGGTTGTTACAGGCCGCGCAGATCTCGTCGACCATGCACGCACCGCAGCCACCGCTCGCGGCCGACACGACCTCGCGGAGCGTGTCGCAGAGATCGTCGACGTTGACGAAGCCCGGGTCTTTCAATCGGCCGCTACTGCGGTACTGCAGCGCGTAGTCGGCGATCTTCTCGAACACGGGCGCGGCGACGTTGCGCAGCGTCTTGGCCAGCTCGCGCTCGCCGACCTTGTCGCTGACCGCGGTCGCGAGCCGCCGGATGCCCCACTCGGTGATCTCGGTGCCGAAGCAGCGACGCGCGATCGATGCGGCCTCGTGCGCCTCGTCGAACACAACGAAGCCGAACTTGTGCCAGAACGGATCGTTGCTGTGCTGGAGCTTCGAGTAGAACAGGTCGTAGTTGACGATCACGACGTGGGCGCGCTCGGCTTCTTCGGCGGCAAGCTCGGCGAAGCACGTCGAGTAGTTCACACACGCGTTGTGGTCGCAGTCGTCGCCCGAGATCGACACCGCGCGCCAGGTCTGATCGCTGACCACAGGCGCGTCGTTACGATCGCCAGAGCACGGTGGCGCAGCCACCCACGCAGACAGCGCGTCGCCTTCGTTCTCGGATCCCATCGGCCAGTTCAGGCTCCGCGATTCGCGGAGTATCAGCTCGCGCTGGCAGATGTAGTTCGAGCGGCCCTTGAGCAGCTTGAACCGGAAGTTCGCGGCGACGGTGTCCTTCAGAATCTCTGCGAGCAGCGGCAAATCTTTCTCGGCGAGCTGATCCTGCAGCGCCTTGTTCGCGGTCACGATCAGCGACGGTGCGCCGGTCGCGACCGCGCGCAGGATCGCTGGAATCGCGTACGCGAACGACTTGCCGATGCCCGTCGGGCCTTCGGCGAGCAGGATGCCGCCCCGGTTGGCGGTGTTCCAGATGTCGCGCGCGAGCTGCACTTGACCCTCGCGGCGCTCGTAGCCGGGGATCGCGCGTGCGAGTGCGCCTGATTGGTCAAATACCTCGTCGATGTTGCTCATGTGATTCCCCTAGTGGTGACAGTGGCCCAACGCTCGTGCGGTGCTACGCCGAGCGCATCTTCAATGACGGCGATCTGTGCTTCGTCGGCGAAACGAATGCCGTTGCGTGACGTGCACGAGTGCAAGCGCGGCACCGGTACCGTGTGCATGTCGTCGACTGGTGCAGAGAAGTGCGACGCGCAGCCCATGATGAGCGCGAACGTCGCACCGTCTGGGATCAGCACCAGGAAGTAGCTCGTGCCGAGCCGCAGTTCGGATGCTGAGACCGACAGCGCGTACTGCCAGAGCGGTTTGGTGCCGGACACGAGCACACCCTTGAACACCGACGTGTCAACCTCGCGTGCGCTGATCAGCTTGCGGCCTGCAAGCTCGGCAAGCTCAGCGAGCGACTCGGGGCGGCCGAGGCCGACGAACGACACGATCAGCGGGCGCGGTAGCAGCATCAGTTCACCTCTGCCCAGCTCTTGCCCGAGCGCGCGTCGACGGGGAAATTCACCGTGACACCCTCGTGCGTGACTTCGCGCGTGAAGCTCTCGACGACGATGCGCTTCACTAGCTCCTGGTCGTCCTCGTCGCACTCAAACACGACGGCGTCATGGATCTGCAGGATCGGGAATGCCGTCGCCGGTAGACGTGGCATGCAGTCCATGAGGCCCAGGTTGATGATGTCGGCGCCGGTCGACTGCACCGGGAAGTTGACGACCTCGGACAGCTCGAACTGCTTGAGCGGGAAGCAGCGACGGCGACCGAGGATCGCACTGCGCACCTCGCCGACTTCCTCGGCGGTGCGCATCATGCGCTGGTGCCATGCCGTGACGGCAGGCATCTTCACCTTCATCGTCGCGACCATCTTGCCGATCATGCCGATCGTGACGTTTGGGTAGTCGCGGACGACGGCCTTCCACAGCGTGTCGACGGCACCGCCGTAGAACGCGCCGTACTCGGGCCGCTTGATCATGTCGCGGAGCACCTTGCGTTCGTCGACGGGACGCGTGTCGAAGTCCGGCCACACGATGCGAGCGAACTCGCTGTGGATGTCCTTGTCGTTGTTGAAGATGTCGAGCAGGAACGGATCGGCCGACAGCAGCGCGATGATGCGCGCTTCAAGCTGCTTGGCGTCGAACGCGACGAGCGCACGGCCTGGACGCGCAATGACCTGACTGCGCAGGTTCGGGCGGCCCTTCTTCTTATCGGCCTTGGGCCAGTTCTGCGAGCCCGGTGCTTCGGAGCCCCAACGGCCGGTGATTTTGTGGACGCTCCAGCGCGGGTGTACGCGATCGTTTTCGTCGGCGAAGCCGTAGACGATCTTGTCGCCGTACTCGCGCGTGAACATGCGCTCGACGAACGTGTTGAGCAGCTTCGCGTTCTCGCGATAGGTCAGGAGAGCGCGCACCTCGGGGTAGTGCACGAAGCTCTCTAGGATGTCCTTCTTCGTCGAGATCTTGCCGCTGGCGGTCTGGATCGACAGTGGGACGCCGCACGCCTTCAGGAACGACACGACGTGATCGCCAGAGTCGAGCATGAAGCGGAACGGCTTCTTCGGGTTGTCCATCTCGGCGAGGCGCTTGGTGATGCGCTCTTCGAGATCGAGGGAGTCGTGCTTGCGCGGGCGTCGCGCCTGTTCGAGCGCGAGCCGTTCACGGAAACGTGCGTTGATGCCGGGCTCGAACACCTTCGCGTTCAGTTCATTGCGATTGCGATCGATGTGCGCCTTGAAGCCGACGCGGAGCTGCTCGTTGACCTCGCGGTCGATCGGCACGCCCTTGACGTGCATGATGGCCGCTGCCCGGGCCATCGCCTTGTCGACCTCGTAGGTCTTCTCCGAGTTGGACTTCTTGATCGCGATGGTCAGCGGTGCGGCATCGCGCATCGTCGCGAGCGTGTCGCGCGCGTTGTATGGCAACAGTTCTTCGAGCGAGCCCTGCCCGTGGCGGTACTCGGCCTTCCATGGCGTGATCGCGTGGAATTGCGTCGTCACGCGCTGCAAGTCATGCGGTAGACCGGGAAACGCGCTGTGGTGCATCAGCAGCGTGTCCTCGCGTGGGCCGTTGACCTCGAAGCCGTGGCGATTCAGCACCGGGACGTCGTAGAGACCGTTGTGGAACCACTTCGTGATGCTGCTGTCGGCGAGGACCGCAGCGATCAGGCGCTTCGCGCGCTGGGTCAGGATCTGCCACGCGACACTGACAGCGCGATCAACAGTCGCGAGGCCGATCGCGTTGAGCTTGGCGTGTGCCGCCTGCAACGCGGAGTGCTTCTTTGGATCGTCGACGTAGGTCTCGGTATCGCACGCGAACTCGCGCTTGACACGGATGTCACGGACCATGTCCTCGACGAGCTTCTCGGCACGCGCAGGATCAGCCGTCTCGTACTCGATGTCGTCGGTGAACCGGATGTCGACGTTGCGCGCGAGCAGGTTGACCTTCTGAAGATCGTAGAGCAGCGACCAAAAACCGAGATCGCTGGTGTGCGCGCCGCCGCCGGAACCACCACCGCCGCGGAGAATCGCGGCGGGGTGCGTGGTCGGAATCACCTCACGTACGCCCGTGCCGTCGAAATCGACTTTGTGCAGCGAGCCGGCCATCTGCGTGATCGAAAACTTCTCGCCGCAGAATCCCTGCGCGGCGATGGCACCAAGTGCCGCGATGGGTCGGCCCGGGAACTCGGCCAGCTCGCGTTGCAAACGCGGCGCGCAACATCGGCGCGCCTCTTTCTTCTGTGCGTCGGTGGCGCCGCTCGGCGGCTGACACAGCGTCGCGTTCGTGATCCAGACGCTCTCGCGGCGCGTCCTAATACGCAGGAGCGCATCCGACACCATGCGACCGGATTGTCCGACGAACGGACGGCCCTGGATCACTTCGTTGTGGCCGGGACCTTCACCGACGACGATCCAGATCGGACGCTCGGGACCTTCAGCGACGACTGGCTGACGCGGCTTGCCGTGCGACGAAAACGGGCACGTCGCACACTGCGCGCCGTCCACCTTGCCGCGTATGATCAGCGGCGGCTCCCATGCTTCCTCGACGGGCGCAGGCGCGGGCGCAGCCATACCGGTCACGCGACGGGCTCCTTGATGAACGGCGTCGTGGTGTCATCGGCGGTCGGCGGCAACATTTTGACGCAGGTGCTGCAGATACCGTCGCGCGTGATCGGCTTGTCGGTGCCGATGTGGCAATGGCATTGCCGGATGATATTGGTGCAGTAGCGACAGTCGATCCGGTAGTGGTCGTCGCACGCGGGCGGCATGAGTCGCTCCTTGCGCCAGCGGCGCAGGCCGTAGACGTTGATCGCAGCGAACGTGACCGCGTTGAGCATGTTGGCGATGCTGAGTGCGACGATGCCGAACGCGAGCCAGAACACGTTCGAGACCAGTCGGACAATCCAGCCGGTCTCGCTCTTGCGCGCGATGAGAATGTTGGCCCAGACGTTGGTCGCGAACGCGACGATGCCGATGCCTTCAGTCAGGACGCTGCCGAGAGTCACTCCGCATGCTCCTCGATGAAGCGCATCGCTTCGCGTAGATCGGCCGAGGCCGTGTTACCGTTGACCTGACAGGCCGGCGGCTCTCCGTTCGAGACACTGTGCTGTACGACGACTTCGGCGATGTGCAGCCGGATACGGAGCGTTTCGAGCACGCTCACCTTGTTCGCGATTGGCGACTTCATGCGTCGATCTCGAACAACACTTCGCTGGCCTTGACGGCACCGCGACCGACATCGACGACGAGCTGCTTCGCACGCATGCGGCTGATGTATGCGTCGCGCGAGCTGCGTGCGTAGCCGGTCTGTTCGTCGACCGACGTTTTCTCGACGGCATCAGGGTACGCATCGACCAGAATTCGCAGCACGTTGCGCTCGCCGTCGGGCAGCTCGCGGTACCAGTAGTCGCGGAGCGCGTCACCGGTCGGCAGTGGTTCAGCGTGCGGCATCGCGGCGATGCCTGCATCAGTCGCGAACACGTAGACGAGATTGACCTCGACCAAACCCTTGGCCTTGAGACGGCTGATGTACGCGTCGCGTGAGCTGCGGGCGTAGCCGGTGAGCACCGTGAGCTGCGAGCGCTGCAGGCCCTTGGGGAACTGGATCAGCGCACGCAGGACGGCCTGCTCACCCGGCGGCAACTCACCGCTGTCGTCGGGCGGGTGCGAGACGTACTGGTGATGCAGCGGGTCGCCCTTGGACGGTGACCGCTCGACACGCTCGCGGTTGCGATCGCGATCGCGATCGCGGAGCTGCTGCGCCGTGCCTTTGATCAGCGGATCGATCGGACGCACAGGCGCGCGATTCTGGCTGAGCGTGAACGTCTGCAGGCTGGTCACCTGAGCACGTAGTGACGCGGCACCGGCCGCGAACGATTCGAGGTGTGGCGCGAGCTTCTCCGCGACAGAGAATGCTTTGCTGCAGAGCGCGTCGAGCTGCTTGAAGTCGCTGTCCTTGAACGCCGGCTTCTCGACGATCTTCTCGACAGGTGCGGGCGCGCCGCTCTCGGCCTTCTTGAGCGCGCTGCGCAGCTGCTTCACCTGTGCCTGCAGCTCGATGATCGTCTTGGCCTCTTGTTCCGCTTCCTGCGGGAGATCCTTGAGCTGCGCGAGGATCTTCTTGACCTTCTCACGCGGCGCAGGCGGCGCCATCGCGCGCTGGCCGGCGCGTAGGTGCGTCGTCTTGACGTCGCCGACTTGGATCAGCGTGACCTCGTCGGTGAATGCCGGCCCGAACGCATAGAACTGGCCGGGCTTGAGCGTACGCAGCGAGCGGGCGTCTTCCTTCGAGGAGAACCCCAGCTCGTCGGCGGAACGCTTCATGTCGACGTCGAGTGCCGAGCGGCCGATCAGCTTGCTGTTGCATTCGGCAGCGGCGTCCTTGTCGAGCTTCGCGATCCGCTGCGTAGCGAGGATGCCAGCGAAGCCGCGCTTGCGCCCGAGCGACATGAACTGCTTGACCGCCTCGGACGCGATCGAGCTGCCCTTCTCGGGGCAGTACAGGTGCGCCTCGTCGATGAATACGAGGCACGGGTGCCACAGGTCGCGCGGCGAGTTGGTGATCGCGTCGAGGAGCCGTCGCACGAACTCGGCGCGCTGCGTGCCCAGCTCGTAGATGTCGATGATCGCCGAGACACCCAGCTCCAAGAGCCGGCGCGCGAGTAGCGCTGCGCTCTTGATGTCGGCGGGCGCTTCGCCGCCCTTACGGGCGATCACGTAATCGAACTTCTCAGCGAGCGTGTGGTACTCGCCGTCGTGGTCGATGATGATCTGCTGGACCTTGCCGTAGGTTTGCTCGGCGAGGAGCCGGATCGTCCAGCTCTTGCCGCCGCCGCTGTTCGCCTGGACGAGCAGCTTGCTCTCGACGAGCCGCTCGACGTTGATCAGGCAGTCTGGTGCCAGTGATGGATTCTTGGTCATGTATCTCGTCTCCCTACTGACGAGGTTGTCGGTGCTCTCGGTCGAAGTGCCGCTCAGCCCAGCGGTGCTTCGACGCCTGCGCCCTTCTCGACGACGATCGCGTACCGGAGTAGCTCACCCTCGAACGTGACCTCGACGCGGATCGCATCAAGACGCTTGCGCTGGCCGTCGAACGCGACGTCGAACGATTCGCGACCGTAGACCTGGACGCGCCAGTAGTCGCCGCGACGGAGCGTGATCGGTGCGCGCGGTGTCCAGCGGTAGACACCGTCGCCGATGGCCGTCAGCACGATGGGACCGACGGGCTCGTTGCGACTTGCGTCGAGTATGTCGATTTTGATGAAGCGATCGAGCACGTCCGGCTGCGGATCACAGACCGCGCCGTCTGCGAGCGCGGTCAGCTTGAACGTGAGGTACGGAACCTCGAAGTCGCGATCCATGTTGTGGATTGTGCCGCTCTCGGGAACGACGCCTCTCTCGTTCGCCTTGACGATCACCTCGCCACTACGATTGAAAGGAGACCGCTCGATCACGTGACGCTTACCGTTGCCGTTCTGCATGGCGACTCCTAGCACCAGGTCCGAAGGATCTTTGAGATCCCCGTCTGGCCGATGTTGTACCGCTTGGCGATCGCAGCCTGTGAGAGCCGCTCGCCGTGATACAGCGCGAAGATCTCTTCGCGTTGCTTGTCTGTGACCTTCGAGACAGGGTGTTGTTCGCCGCGAACACCCGTGCAGTCGAGACGACGTCCCGAGAAACGTGCGCGACGACCTTTCGTGATCGCGTCCCGGTTATTGTCGAGGATCGTACCCAGCTTGAGATGCTCGACGTTGATACACGGCGGGTTGTCGCACTCGTGCATTACGAGCAGTCCCTCGGGGATCGGTCCGTGCACGTCAGACCAAGCGGCGCGATGCGCACGTGTCCACTTCCCATTGCGAGAAGTGACGCCATACCCATCACGGTCCTTGGCACCCGACCAGACGATGCACGGAGTGATCAACATTTCGAGTGTCCACACGAAGTGCAGAGGCCGCAGCGCTGTTGGTAGATGAATGTCGCCTTGCCGCACGATGGGCACAGATCACTGAGCGACTTGGTCTTGGCGCGAACAGGTGCCGCGAACGAAAGCGCTCCACCTGCTGGGAACGCCGCCGCCGGGAACGCTGCTGACTCGCCCGCCGCGACCGTGACCGTCGGCGGCTGGTAGTGCGGACCATCGTCGACGCCGAGGTGCGCGAGCAGGAGCTTCGAGATCGCGTCGGGAGCCGACACGACACGCTCCATACCGATGTTCCAGACGTCGCCGCCGCCGATGCTGGCGAGCTGGCGTGCGACTTCTTCGAGGCGCGCCTTGGGTGAGAATGGCGACGGTAGTGCGAGCGTGTAGCTCACGACGCGACCGAACGCTTCAGCCCATGCCATGACCTCGGAGCCGCTCTTGCCGACACGCACGAACAGCTCGAACGGGTCGCCATCGTCGGGGTGGTTGTTCACGGTCATGTGGACCGTGCCGTACGGCGTCGACTTCGAGAGCGTGACACCTTCGCGGCGGCCGTCGTTCGGTACGCGGCGCTTGACGGCCGGTACGATCGCGGTGCCGGTGCGGCGCTCGACGACGTCGATTGCGGTCTGCAGCACCGCCTCGGCAGCCTCGACGGTCAACGTCGACTTGGCCTCGACGGACGCGGCGCCTGCGGTCAGCACTTGACCCTCGCGGCAACCGTCGCGGTAGACGGTGATGCCCTTGCAGCCCTTCTGCCACGCGAGCATGTACGCGCGCTCGACGTCAGCTTCGGTCGCTTCGCGGTGCAGGTTGATCGTCTTTGAGACCGCATCCTCGGTGTGCGCCTGGAAAGCGGCCTGCATCCCGATGTGCGCCTCGGTGTCTAGCTCGTTGGCGATCGCGAACACCGCGCGCCAGTGATCGGGCACGCCGGGCGCGTCTTTCAAAGAGCCCGTCTTGCGCACGCAATCGGCTAGCTCTTCGCTCCAGAAGCCTTCACGCTTGGCGATCTTCTCGACGAGCGGATTGACCTCGGTCATTGTCAGGCCCGCCTGCTCGCGCGTCATCGAGTGCGCGAACTGCGGCTCGCAGCCCGAGCTGCAACCGGCGATCATGCTGATCGTGCCGGTCGGCGCGATGACCGTGACGGTGCCGTGGCGACGCGGCTTGTCGCCGCGCGCCGCCCACTTCGAGACTGGCCAGTGATGGAACGGTCCACGCTCGACGGCGAGCTGCTCGCTCGCGTCGATAGCCCACGTGTTGACGAGCTGCATCACGTGTGCAGCAAGCTCGCGTGCCTCGGGCGAGCCGTACGGCAGGCCGAGCATGATGAGCAGGTCGGCCCAGCCCATCACGCCGAGACCGATCTTACGCGTCTTCGACGTGACGTCGGCGATCTCAGGGATCGGGTACCGGTTGACCGTCAGCATGTTGTCGAGGAAGCGCGTGCTGTGCTGTACGGCGCGCTGCAGACGATCGAAGTCGATCGAGCCGTGGCGCAGCATGACGTTGCCGACCTTGCTGTTCGGTGTGTCCTTCTCGACGTAGAACTTCGAGAGGTTGATCGAACCGAGGCAGCACGCGTCGAACGGGCGCAGCGGAACTTCGCCGCACGGGTTGGTCGCTTCGATCGGGCCGAGCGAGTGCGCGAGCGGGTCCGCCTCGTTCGTGCGATCGATGAACCACAGCCCGGGATCACCGATGATGTGCGCGCAGCGGACAATCTCGTTCCAAACCTCGCGCGAGTTGAGTTGGCCGACGACGTCTTTGGTGACCGGATGGATCAGGTCGTAGTCCTTGTCGCTCTCCAGTGCGAGCATGAACGCGTCGGTGATCGCGACCGACACGTTGAAGTTCTGCATCTTCGAGCGGTCGAGCTTGAGCCGGATGAACTTGAGAATGTCCGGGTGATCGACGCGCAGAATGCCCATGTTCGCGCCGCGCCGAACACCGCCCTGCTTGATCCGCTCCGTCGAGAAGTCGAAGACTTCCATGAACGAGATCGGGCCCGAGGCAATGCCAGACGTCGACGCGACGAAGTCGCCCTCGGGCCGGAGCCGCGAGAACGAGAAGCCGGTACCGCCGCCGGTCTTCTGGACGAGCGCCATGTGGCGCATCGCGCTGAAGATGCCGTCCATCGAGTCGGGCACCGGGATCACGAAGCACGCGCTGAGCTGGCCGGTACCGTCGGGGCGGCCAGCGTTGACGAGGCATGGCGTGTTCGGCTCGAACTCGCACGACGCCATCAGGCGATAGAAGATCGCGCCCCACTTGTCCTTGTCGTGGGTCGTCGTCTCGGCGGATGCGAGGAACGTCGCGACACGCTGGAACAACGCCTTGGGGGTCTCGATGACCTCTTGCTTCTCGTTGCGGATCAGATACCGCGTGGCGAGGATCTTCTGTGAGATGGCGGTCAATACGGGTTCGATCATGTTTGTCGTCACTCCCCTCGTGTTGGACTGTCAACGATCGACGTTGGGCCGCAGCGCGGGCAGCTAGCCCGCACGAGTCTGGTGACTTGCCGTTGAGCAAACGACTGCGGCGACTAACGCGGGTGCGTTAGCTGCGCGGGCGCGCGGCGCCGTTGCCGTTGGTCGCCGGAGCGGCCGGACGGCGCGGTGCTGCAGCCGTTGCTGCCGGAGCCGCAGGCTTCGACGCAGCGGCGGCCGGCGCGGAACCCTCGTAGGGGCGCTCGCCGATCCACTTCGTGAAGTCCTTGGTCACCGGCTGGCCCGTCTTCGAGTCGATGTCGTCGAACGTGTCGACGACGACATCGGCCGTGAAGTGCGTGCCCACGAACGCGTCCTTGGAGAGACCGCCGTTCGCGTCGACCTGTACGCCCGTCGCCTCGACGAGCGCCTTCATACGACGACGAGCAAAGTCGTCCTCGCTGATCACGTACGTGCCTACCAGCGAGCGGCCCTTCATCGGGCTGTCCTCGGTGTTCACGATCGCGGTGACGCGCAGCGTGCGGTTGCCCTTCTTCGACTGATCGAACACCGCCTTGGTGATCTCCCAGTCGTAGGTGCCAGGCTCGACGCGCTGGTTGCGGCCGTCGTGCGGGATGAGGCTCGGGTCGTTGAGACCCATGTTGCTGATGTAATCGACAAACTCGGCCATCGGATTGCTCTCTTTCTAGGGTTGCAGTGACTCGAACATTTACCTGGTCGTGCTCCGACCAGGTTGAGACGGGGTTGGCGGCGTCGGGCGGCCGGTGACAGCCTTGCCCTTGCCGTTGCTGGGCGCAGTCGCTGCTGCGACTGCTTCATCGATTCCAGTCCCAGCAGCGATCGACACACCGTCAGCGATAGGCAGAATGCCCAACGCCTCGGCGAGCGTACGGTACGTGCAATCGGGAACGAAGATGTCGGTGCCGCCTTCGACGGCTTGCATGTAACCGAGCGGATCCGGCAGACGACCTTCGTCGCGACCGCCGGCTTGGTAGTGCTGATACTTGCGCGTGCGGATCTCGAACTGCAGCGGCTGGTTCGGCTGCGATTGGAAGCTGCGGTGATAGAACACGTAGTCGCAACCAGCGGCGAACTTCGCGGCGTTCTGGCCCGACAACATCGGACCGCCGATCGGCGTGTCCTCGCCCGGTGGCTTCTCCAGCGCGAGCCAGACGACGTTGCAGCCGAGCAGGTGAATCTGCTCGCGCAGGTTCTTCAGGTGCTGCCCGAGCTTCTGGTAGAGCTGGCGGCCGTCGGCGCGGTTGCCACCAGCAGCGTCGAGCGTGTTGAAGAACAGATCGGCGTAGAACGTGAGCGAGTCGATCACGACGGTGTGCACATCGCCGCGCTTCACGAGCGGCTCGGCGTCGTGCACACCCTGCATCATGTCCTGGGCCTTCTCGATCGCCCACACGATCGGCGCGCGGCCTTCTTCGAAGCGCGCGTTGTGATCCATGTTCGAGAGAGTGGTCCAACCGGATTCGGTCGCGTCGCTGAGAAACAGCGGACGAGGCCACGACCCGGCGAAGCGGGTTTTGCCCGCGCGAGATTGCCCGTACGAGAGCGCAGTGATGCGCTGGATCCGGCCGGGCTTGCTGACGTCAATGACCTTCATGCGTTGCTCCCTGTGTTCTCTGCGTTGTCACTCACGCCACCAGCCGGAGCTGACGACGTTTGCCCGATCGGGTCGGTAATCGCAAGTCCCTCTTGCGACGTAGTCGGATCAGCGATCGCTGGGCGAGCCTGCGGAGCCCACTCACGCTTGCGAATAGGCACGAGCTTTTGGTTCTCGGCACAGTGATCAAAAAAGTTGCACATGCCGAACTTGGTCACGCAGTTCGCGCGTGCCTTCGGCCAGACTCCCGTGGCCGCGTACATCTGCTGTAGCGCGGACCACATCTTGAGGTCTTCCATGTGCTGCGTTACGTGCCACTTCTGTGCGGGCACGATCGTGCGGTGGAATTGGATGACCTTCTGCTTGCCAACGATATTGACGATGGTGCCGCGCAGCTTGCCGTACTTCTTGTCGAGCTTGGCGCGCTTCCAGACCATGATCTGGCCCAAGATTTCACCGTCGTTGCGCCAACCTTCGAGCGCGTCGGCAGTGAAACGTGCTGCGGTCTTGTGCTCGATGATGTACACGCCGGGCATGAGACCCGGCTGCGCTTCTTTGATCTCGGCGATCATATCGAAGCGGCACGTATTGCCGTCGGGATCCTGCGCCCACGCTTCCATCTCGATCGGATGCAGGTAATCGCCTTCGTAGCGATCGGCGTACGCTTCGTAGAGCCGGAACGCTTCGATGACGGCCTTCGCATCAACGTTCATCGCGAGCAGCGAGTCCTTCGCGACGAACGGCGTCAGCGTCAGATCGCCGTTGAGCATCCACGTGTAGTGGAGCGCGAGGAACGTGTGGAACGCCGAGCCCGTCTCCAGCGCGGTTGCAGGCGCGCCGCGCTGCCCTTCAAGGTACGTCAGCTTGAACAGGTACGGGCAACGCTGAAACGTGGCGTGACTCGACCAGCCGCGACCCGACGCGCCACCCATCTTCTCGATGTTGTGGTGCTTGAAGATCTCGTTCATCGCATCCTCGAAGTAGATGCGGTTGGGATCTCCGTTCATCGTGAAGTAGTCGGGCTGCGCGATCGGCGGTGGCACGATCATGTTGGGTTCGCGTGTGCCACCCTCGACCTCGAAGTCTTCTAGCTCGGCTGTTTTCGTCATTCCTTCTCCCAGTCGAAGTTCCACAGCGTGCCGTGGTAGTCGTTGTCGTCCTCGTCCTCGGGGTGATCCGCGAGCACGGCCGATGCAAGCGCATCGAGATCGTCGGGTGTGAGATCGCCGCCGCCGATGCCGGTGAAGCCGCTGGCGATGACATCGATCGCGCTCTCGGCTGCAGGAACACCGAGCCGGAATGCCAACTCGCACTTGGTCTGCAGCGCTTCGAGGATCTTCCGCTCGATGTCGTGATCGATGATCACGTACGTCGCGGCGACGGGCTGCTGTCCGTTGAACGGACGCATCTCGGCCTGCGCGACGATCGCGGGCGTGTAGTCCAGCTCGGCGAAGACTTCCTGGCGTGCGGCGCTGAGGTCGATGCCGACCTGCCCGACGGAGAGCGTGATGCACAACGGCGAACACGGGTGGGCGCGCCACCGGTTGTAGATCGTCTCGCGGATGTCCTGATGCGTAGCACCCGAGACAACGAAGCCGGGGTAACCCTGCTTCGCGAGCGCTTCTTCAATTCGAAGCGCGATATCGCGGTGCCAGGTCCAGACGATCACGCGCTCACCGCCGTCGAGAACACGCTTGGCGGCGTCGATGGAACCTTCGAGCTTGAGCTGCGCGAGCAACCGACGGAACCGTGCGGTCGCGCCGATCACCGTCGACTTGTGCGCGTGATCGCGAACGCGCTCGGCCTCTTTCTCGACGGCGAACGCTTGGCGCTCGGTGATCTCGACGACCTCGACGGTGCGCGTGATCGGCGGCACCTGGCCGATGACCGACTGCCACGTGCGTCGGATCATCACTTCCTGCATGCGCAGGCGGAATTCTTCCTCGTGCGAGGTACCGTCGGCGACGAAGCCGTGCGCGCCCATACGGCCACCTGCGTAGCGCGCGGCGTACTCGTAGTATTTGCCCCACGCGCCCGGCGTGATACTCGCGAGCGTCGTGTAGAGCCCGGCGGGCTTGTTCCACACGGGCGTGCCGGTCGCGCCGATAACACGGTCGGCGACCGTGGACATGAACAGCGCAGCCTTGCTGCGGTGGCTCGCCTTGTTCGAGAGCAGGTGGATCTCGTCGAAGATCAGCGTGCCGATGCGCCGGTTGCCGAAGTTCTTCCAGCCGGCGAGGATGTCGTAGTTCATGAACACGAGTTGCGCGTTCTTGAGCATCGTCTCGTCGAAGTAGTCGCCTTCGAGCAGGTCGTAGCCGCGATCCTTGCGCCGCGTCGACGGCTTCTTCGTCTTCGGATTGATGTACGCGACGGTCTTGCCCTGCAGCACCAGGGGGCGGATATCCGGCCAGCGACGGCGGAACCAGCCGAGCCAGACCTCGCGAGTCGCGAGTGGCGCGACGACAATCAGCGGACCATCGTCGAGTTCGTGTGAGGCGACGAGCTGCGCCGTCTTGCCGAGCCGCATCTGATCGGCGAGTAGCGTGCCGCGACGGTCACGGATGAAGTCGCGGCCGTCGTGCTGATATCCACGGAGATTCCAGCCGTTGGCCGTCGTCCCCATGTCGAAGTCAGCTCGATCGCTGATGCGATCAGAATCTAGTCGCTGCCGCGATCCGTACGTGGACAAAAAATTTTCGACGTCAGGATGGTTCTGCGCAAGGATCGGCAAGTGCGATCGATGCACGAGCGGACCCCAGCGTCCGTCGAGCTGGACCACGGGCGCGCGCGACACTTCCGGCGTCCATGCCGGTGGGATCGCAAACCAGTCGCGTCGTGTCGGGTGCGCGACCAGGGTTGCTCTTCCCTGGCCCGCCGTAGCAGCTCTCATTTTTCAGCCCCTAGCTCGTAACTCGAAGGTCGCACGCTAAGTCGCGGTCACCGAAACTGTCAAGCCCGGATGTGCGCCGATGTCACGCGATCGTACGCGAATTTACGTATCGAGATCTGCTCCGGATCATCGTGCTTGTGAACGGCTGTGAATTGATCGCGTTGATCTGCGCGAGGAGTTTCAGTTTCTCGACGAGTGATCCCTGTGCATAACTTCGGGACCCTTGACTACGTAGTTTCGCTACTGTAATCCGGGCGAACACGCTCGGTGAGAATTATGAGCACAGTGAGTCGCACGAAACGCATCGCTGACATCCTGACCCCCGAGCAGTCGGCAGCAGCCCTTGACATTTCCATCGCGACGTTGTGGCGATGGGTCAAGGCAGGAACACTCGCGCCCAAGCGCGTGCTCGGTCGCACCGTCTTCATGAAGACGAGCATCGATACACTGGCGCAAAAGCGTCGTCAGTTGGCCGCAGGCTAGGGATGGCTGGCGGCAACAACAACATCATCCCGTTCCCTGGAACGAGCGCGAACGCAGCGACTGCGAGCGCGAGTAGCTCGTCCGGATCCAGTACGCCCTCGACGGGCGGCGGCGGCGGTGGCGGCGGTGGTAGTCCCATCAGCGATCCGCATACGTGGACGCGCCAGCAGGTCTGGGCGATCCGCTATCACAAGAAGTACAACGAGGATCAGAAGCGCCGCATCCTCTTCAACTTCATCACGACGCACGAGAACCGAAAGACGCCGCACGGTGCGTTCCTCAAGACGACCGACAAGCGCGCGTACCTGTTCGACGGCCGAGCGTGCAAGCTCTACCGCATCGACGAGCGTGACCCCGAGTTCCGGGGCTACATGCAGCTCGCGTACGGTCTCAACTCCAGCGAGCAGCTCACGCGCCACGTGATGTCGGCGCTGCAGAACGCAACGATCGCGACGGGCTTGCCGCGCGACGTGCGCCGGTTCTCATACTGGGACCGTGCCCGGCAGACGCTCTACATCTCGCGGTACGACGGTACCTGCTACGAGATCGACGGCGACGAGGTGAAGATCCGCAACAACGGCTACGGCTCGGCGGTATTCCTCGACGACGACGGCGGCTTCAACTGCGACGCGCCGCCAGACGACGGACCGATCGTCGGCAACCATCATGAGCTGATGAAGCAGCTCATCGACGATCTCAACTACGTACCGACGACGTCGGGCAGCATGTCGCCCGAGACACAGAAGACGTGCCTGGGCATCTGGCTGTTCGCGGTGGCCTTCCCCGATCTGATGCCGACCAAACCCATCATGCTCGTCGAGGGTATGCCCGGATCGGGCAAGACGTTCGCACTGCAGCGCATTGCGATGACCTTGCACGGCAAGAGCGCGCCGCTGACGATCGCGAAGAAGGAGGACCCCGACTTCGGCGTGAAGATCCTCCGCTCGCCGCTCGCGATCATCGACGACGTCAATACAACGATCGAGTGGCTGCAGGACACGTTGTGCTCGTACGCGACCGGCGGTACGTGGTCCAAGCGCAAGCTGTTCACCGACGACACCGAACACGTGATCAGGCCACAGAGCTTCCTGCAGATCACGAGCAACAATCCGACGACGTTCCGCCAGGGACAGCTCGCTGACCGGTGCTTGATCATCCGACTCGAACGGCGCACCGACAACTTCGGTTCGGCTGATCAACTACTCGAACACGCGCAGAGCTGGCGTCCACAGTTGCAAGGCGAGTGGCTGTACTGGCTCAACGAAATCGTCCGCGAGCTGCGTAAGCCGCAGCCGTTGTCGACGTCGCCGTACCGCATGGCCGACTTCGCGCGCGTTGCGCATGTGATCGGCCGTGTGCTGAACCAGCCCGCCGGACCGCCAGGCGATTGGTCGCCCGAGGCCATCGACGAGATGCTCGCGGCTATGCAAGCCGAGCGCGACGCGCTCGTTATCGGCGAGGGCGATCAACTGATCGAGCTGCTCGACAAGTGGCTCGACGTCGTCTCGAATCAAGGACGCGAGATGCGTGTCGCCGATCTTCATCGCGAGCTAGCGATGATCGCGAAGGTGACGGGCAACCAGACGTTCTTCAAGTCACCCAAGGGGCTCGCTGCGCGGTTGCGTGAAGCAGGCGGCGCTCTTGGACGACACTTCGACGTCACCCGGCAAACCGGGGCGGGCGACGTCATGCTGTACACGTTCCGGCGCACGTAGTGATGTAGACCAGACGTTTCACCTAGGGGTAGCGGTTCCATGAGCAATTTGATCGCATGTCAGCCAGGTTGGGCAGCAGTGTTTGGACAAATCGACGGTGACGGGTACACCACCGAACCGATCGCGTGCTGGATCGTGACGATCGTCAATACGATCGAAGAGGTTCATCCGATCTGCGCGCTCGGCGGTGACGTCTGTGACGCGACGATCGTCGATAACTACGTGGGCGTCGTCGGTCCCGGACCGAATCAAGCGCAACATGCGAAGCAGCTCGTCGAAGCGCATCGCGAGTCGACTGCGAACCGTCCAACGGCGGCGTAGTTCGTGGCGTCCATCGTCGATACGGTCGTCGTCAACATGCGAACGACCAGCAACTACGACGTCGCGATCGATCGTTCGTCGCCGTTCGGCAATCCGTATCACCTCGGCAAGGACGGGGATCGGCAAGTCGTGCTGCAGAAGTACAAGGAGTACTTCTATGCGCGCGTCGAGAAGGACCCCGAGTTCCGTCGACGCGTGATGCAGTTGCGCGGTAAGCGCTTGGGCTGCCATTGCGCCCCAAAACTGTGTCATGGCATGATCATCGCCGAATGGTTGGCGAAACATGATCAGTAAGCACACGCGAAACGCAGCAGTGCACGGACGGCAGCTCGATACTACTGATCTCGCGTGGGTCGCGGGGCTACTAGAAGGCGAAGGTTGCTTCTCACATAAGAGCGGTGCGAGTTCACCACGCGGTGTCTCCGTGCAGTGTCACATGACGGATTTAGATGTGCTCAAGCGTCTTCACCGCAAGGTAGGCGTTGGGCATGTTCGTGGTCCGTACGCCAACGGCTTCACGCGACGTCCTAAGAAGGGCGTTCGCCCCGTCAAGTGCAAACCGCGTTGGATGTTCCAGGTCAGTGGCCCAGCGGCCTATCAACTCATGAAGCAACTCTTGCCGCTGATGGGTATACGGCGTAAAGCGCGCATCCGCGAACTGTTGAAGGGCTACGAGTCCGTCAAGGATCACGTCTTCAAGATCCAGCACATCGAGAGCGGATGCATCGAGACGACTACTGATATCGGTGCATGGCTTGCGAAACACAACATGAGCGACAGCGGTCTGTACCGCACGTTGACCGGTGCGCGTGCTGCATGTCGCGGATGGAGAAGGCTCGCATGATCCCGAACCCCACGCCGTGTCGCATCGTGCTCTACCACTTCACGTTCATGGGTGAGGATCACAAGCCTGTGCACCTTTCGCGGCCTGCCATGGTGACGTCGATTGGTGCGAGTGATGACGTCGTCAATCTGTTCGTGTTCTTCGAGCCGAACGATCTGACGGCTGACCCCTACCGTCCACCTGCACAGAACCAGATGTTCGTGCGCCCATACAACCCGTCCAACCCGTCTGTTCCCGGTTGGTCTTGGCCCCCAAGGAGCTGACCGTGACACCGCCACAGCGAGCGTTGCTGACGAAAGAATTGAACCAGGCTTCGGCCGCGTTGGCGCGTGCGTTCAACCTTGCACGGAACCACGGCGAACTCGATCTCGCTGCGAGCATTCGCAAGCAGCAGAAGCGTGTCGCGGATCAGATCACCAAAATCAACGGTGGCCCGTTGAAGTTGACTGGAGCTGAGCTACTCGGCTAGCAACGTGATGAGCAGGTCTGCGTAGGGACGCGTGAGCGTGCAGACCAGGGAGAGCGTGTGACAGCAACAGGGAAACTAGGCAGGGTGACGAAGCTCAGTGACGTCAAGGGCGTCATGGAGTACCGCTTCGTGCCCGTAGATTGGAAAGGACCACCGGCCGCGTTCGCGACGCAGGTGTGCTGGTACGTGTTCGATCCCGTCAAGCACGCCGACGACTACGCGAAGATCAAGGCCGACATGATCGCGCGGCGCGAACGCCTCAAGGCGTGGTGCAACGAAGACTGGGATGGCACCGCGCGCTGGTACTGCCGTCAGCCCGGACCGTGGGTCGAGAAGATTACGTACGACGAAGTCGAGCGACCGATCCTCGTTCTGATCGGGAACATCTAGGGAGACAGAGCTATGCACTCACACGATCGAACGATGCTGGCGAGGCTCGGCTTCGCTGACCCCGACAAGAAAAATCCGATCCACGATCTCGCATGCCAGTACGTGGCGCTGCCGGAGAACGCAACTGCACTGGTCGCGCACACTGTTTTGGTGCGTCAGGTTCCGGTTGCGCGCACCTATACCGACCACTGCAAACTGAAAGGTACTGTAACGATGACGCCCGAGTTCAGCCGCGCTGAACTGGAAGTTCCGATCAGCAAGGGTGAAGGACAGTACAAAACGACTATTGGATTCTTGGATGTCGCTCTTCGCTTCGATTACGCGACTGTCGAAGAAGGTAACAAGGAGTGGGTGGCGACCTTGAATCAAATGGAACACTGGGGCGAATGGGGGCCCCTAGAGTTCAGGTGGTATCAAGAACGCCAAGATCTAAAAACGTCCGGCACGGTGCAGTTGCTAAAGCAAGGACAAGCGGCCCGTGACCGGATCGCCGAAATCGAAATGAACGTGATGACGATCGAGCATCACTACGTACACGATCCGAGGTCAGCCGCCTTCTCGTCGCACGAAAATCCGAGCCGTCACGCGATCTGCTACCCGTACTGTCGTTGCTGCCGCGATACGTGTCCGTGTCGAAAGCTCCTGAACGAAATCGCAACGGCGCGCAGCACGCCGCTGATACATAGCGGACCGCACCTCACGACTAAACATGCGCCGGGTGGGAGTGTCTACGTCGAGGTAAAGACAACACCTGTTGGTGCCGGAGAGTTGTTGCGTCAGATCAACCTGTATCGCGGGTACGTCGACGGCCACTGGGTGATCGCTACGACATTTCCGATCTCGCAACTCGATGCTGCAACCTTGGAGCGCGCTGAAATTCGACACGTCATGCTCGGAAACAAGTTCCAGGCGTGGTTGACCGAATACCGTACCAATCAAGCCGCCGCCACTAACAAGTCCGTGGAGATCTGATCATGAAGCTACGCATCGTTGATGACCTGACCCCCGAAGACGTCGCCATGCTGCAGGCGCTTTACTCGCGTTCTGCCGAGAGCGTCGATGTGCACCTGGAAAAGGTGAAGCAATCCGGTTCGGGCAAGTTCATGTCGAACTACTACGTTGGCTACGGCCACAAGAGCATCGCCGACTGCGGCTCGACGACGATGTTCATCGAGGGCGTGTCGCTACTCGCCGCGAAGGCGATCCAGGACTGGCCGCTCTACAGCGGACAGGAAACCAGCACGCGTTACATCGACATGGGCAAGCAGCCAATCATCGACCCGTTCAAGACGCACGAATCGAAGGAGGTGCTCGACCGCTGGATGGCGTTCTACACGAGCAAGCAGGGCTCCGTCGGCGAGATCATCCGTGCCCGTTATCCGCGCCGCGACAACGAGAAGCCCGAGACGTACGACCGCGCGGTCAAAGCGCGCACGTTCGACATCCTGCGCGGCTTTCTACCTGCTGGCATCACGACGCAGCTCTCGTGGCACACGAACCTGCGCCAGGCTTCTGATCACTTGGAGTGGATGCTCGCGCACCCAGTGCCGGAGATCTCGCAGACGGCGCTCAAGATGCGCGACGCGCTTCATGAGAAGTACGCGTCGAGCGGTTTTGATCGTTCGCTGGCGGCGGTCAGCGGCGTCGACAACAACAAGGATCGCGACGCTCGCGATGTACGTCAGGACTGGGAACATCGCGTCGCGCAGCGATTCACGTACTCGGTTGAGTATCGCTACCACCATCGTCTCAACGATGACGAACCGGTACAGATGTACCCAGCATGGAACCGTCCGGGGATGCCGCTCTCGGAGATCGTGAAGCAGGACCGCTACGACTTCATCAGGACGCGCCCGCGCGGCTGCGTACTGCCGCACTTCATGAGCGACCTCGCGTCGTTCACGTTCGACTTCCTGCTCGACTTCGGATCGTTCCGCGACATCCAACGTCATCGCAACGGTGTGTGCCGCATGCCGCTGCTCGATACGAGCTGGGGCTTCGAGCCGTGGTACCTCGAACAGCTCGGCGAGCTACGAGGTGAAGCCGAGACCCTGATCGAGGAGCAGCGTCACACGATCGCGATGCGTCTTGGTGCAGGCGAGCACAATCGCGAAGTGAAGCGCCAGTACTATAACGCGCTCGGCTTCCGCGTGCCGTGCTCGGTCACGTACGCGCTGCCTGCATTGCTCTACGTGTTGGAACTGCGCTCGGGCAAGACCGTGCACCCGAGTCTACGCCGCGTCATCCACGGCATGATCCAGCGCTTCCGTCACGAACATCCCGAGGTCGCGTTGCACGTCGATACGGATCCCGACGACTGGGATGTCCGTCGCGGCGAGCAGACGATCACGGAGAAGAAAGCGTGATCAAGGTGTCGAACGACATCACGGTCTACGAGATCGACGGCAAGGAGACAAGCGGAGTGCCGCTGCCAAAGATGTCACTCGTATCGCACTGGAACCGGGCCGAATTGATCATCCTGATCATCGACGACAAATGCGTCACGGTAACCGCACGCGATCTGCGAGCGGCGATCGACAACGCTACCAACGTGAACAGGTAGAACATGCTCTCGCCGTTCGGCATGGCTGCAGTGGGGTACGCGCGCCGCAACTGGCGTGTGATCCCGCTGTATCACGTACGTGACTACGGCACTGCACGTATCGATGTCGCAACGGCTGACGGTAAAGCAGGCGGTGACACACTGAACGCACTTGATCGGTGGAAACAGTCATGGACACAACTACCGATTTGTAGCTGCTGGAAACAGCAAGAGTGTCGCACGCCCGGCAAGCACCCCATGATCAAGAACTGGCGCGAGACCGCGTCGTGCGATCCCGTTCTCGTCGCGCAGTGGTGGCGCGTGTGGCCGCGCGCGAACGTCGGGCTCGTAACCGGTGGGCTCGTGCGCCTAGTCGCGATC